AGGACTAATTGTATTAGGGTTCTCGGTGTATTGTACATACAGGGTATCAGGGTCACCGTTTTCTGAAGCAACTGCTTCATAAACTTTTACTTTAATTGAAGAGTCTGCACCCGTAAGTACAACACCTTTCAGTGCAGATACATCATCAAACGAGTTATTCTGGTCGTTTGAAATCTTGATGAAAGCATATGAATTGTTGATTGAAACACCACCGGCAGAAACAGGAACACCGTCTTTCTGGAAGATGTTATCTGCAAACCGTTTAATCTCTGATTGAATGATAGTCTGTAGTTGCGTAAGTTCACGCGCCTGTAGTGCTCGACCTGCATTGAACAGAATACGAGAATAGTTGTCACTATCCTTATAATCATCCTTATAGGTTGATCTGAATGTTTGTTCTGTAAACGTGTTTGGCATTTCTTAATCCTAGAGAGTAATTACGATTTTCAAGTCTTCGGTTTGGTCGTTTGAACGAGTAACAGCAGAACGGTTATCAATATATAGTAAGTCTCCAGTGTATGGATTAAACTCACCTTCTACCAAACTTGTAATAGTTCCGTTGATACCAGTATTACCAACCACTTGTATTTCTTCTGGTGGTGAACTTTGGAACGGAATAAATCCGGTCTCTGCATTTTGGTGATACCAAATTGTATCTGAATCGTTGGTGTCATCAATGATGGCTACTGCACCAGAGGTCACACCTTGTATTTGAGATTTTTGCACAGTAGACTTGACAAATCCACTTCCATCGTGTATAATCTTATCTAGTGCAAGGGCGGAAGTAGATGTAAGTAAAGTACCTTCTGAACTATCTACTCTAGGGTTACGCAACAACATTACTTGACGGAAAATCTCATCACCAGTAATGAAGTCATCATTCTCTACACCATCAGGTTTAGAGTTGAACATCATACCGTTCGCTTTAAGGTCGATGACAGGATTAGAACCCATGCCATTAGGTTGACCTATAATAGGACGAACAGTACAAGAGTCACCACCACCTCCAGTCACAACTATATTCGCATAGTTGTATCCGGTACCAAAGTAAGATGAACCGGCATTACCCGAGGAATCTTCTTTAACTTTGATGTCAACGATAGTCTCGCCAGCACGTACTGCATACGCACTTGCGCCAGTACCATTACCAATAACACTAACAGTTGGGTTAGATGTATAACCAGAACCACCGTTGATAATACGATAACCTAAAATCTGTCCCTTGACTGCATTGTTCTGTACCATCTCTTGTTGCAAATCTTCTGCCGGACTATCCGAGTCAGTCGTTGCAACGAATTGAACTGGCATATAACCAGAAGACAAGAACTTATCTGCACGAAGTGCACCGATAGTATACAAGAACTTCCAAGTGTAACCATCCGAAGTACGGAATGCCGTGCCGGTGGTGTTACCAGTAGGTTGCACAGTCGACAACTGAGAAGTACCGTCCTGTCTCTTACCTTGTTCTAGGCAGATGTAGACTTCGTTATTCGAGTTGATAACATAGAAAGGATTCTCGGGAAACCCAACATCATTGTCGTCATACGGAGAGTAGATTAAGTTTGCAACCCAAACCCTACGAGGAATAACATAAGATGCGTCTTCAATCAATTTAATTGACTGTAACGAACCTCGAGATTCTCTGGCTGACGCAAGGTCATTGGTAGGAACAGTAGGAACATCAGAATCATTCCAATCTTCGGATCTACCAATTGCTGCATAATATCGTACACTGTTATCAGAATCTCTGAAGTCAGTGAGTAGGTCGTCTAGAACCTGCTTTTTAAATTGATCGGTAATTACTGGCATTTATATGTCCTACGCGTTTAATGTTGCACCGAGATTATTTATAACGAACCACTGAGAGGAAAACCACGCCAACGTAATTGCAGAGTTTTGAGGCATAGTGAAACTTGCATATGCCGCAACGTTGTTTGACGTTTCATTTACTGTCTGTGTTCCCGCACCTTTATTGACGAGATGTTTTATCTCACCATTCTGACCTGTGGTACCACTAGCCAATGTATGACTTGCAGTAGATGCATTATTAAATAATGTTATCGGATTGTTTGAGTTTATTGTTCCTGCACTATTAAGACCCTGAGTTTTCAGAATCATTTTAGAGTCTAATTTAATACCACCATTTCCTGTACCTTTCAAAGATAAGGAAGAGTTTGCTTCACCCGCAGCCTGAACCACGGCAGGTAGTCCGGTAGTCGCATTCGCAACTCGAATGAAGTTAACCGCAGAACCAGAATCTTGGAACTGAATTAATTCGTTACCCGCACTATCCAAAATCTGAGAACCAATAATCGGATTGTTGATAGTAGGACTCAGAAGAGTCTTATTAGATAATGTTGCAGTGTGACTATTGAATACGAATGTATCAGACGCACCCAATAACGGAAGGGTGATTGTTCTATCTGCACTCAGTTCATTAACCGCAACAATATATTGGTGGTCAGAACTTGTGTCATTAATCTGAGGTGTAGTAATGACTGGACTCAACAAAGTCTTATTAGACAAGGTCTGAGTTGCAGAATCCATAACCAGACTTCCGCCATAGTTAGGAATACGCACACTACGATTAGCAGACAATGTGTCTACTCGAACTCGACTCTTGAAGTTGTTTGCGGTAGTACCGAATACAACAGCAGCGGAATCGAAATCGATTAATGGCATTAGTGCAGAACCATCCCCAAGTTTATCATACAACTCTTGGAAGTTCTGTTCAATCTTCAACGATGCAGTACGAAGTGTATCACCCGTACCATCGTTCGCGATTGTGCCTCTGTTTAATACTTGTCTAGTCATTCTCTTTTTACCTAAAGATTATTACATCTATTTATACTAATAATTACCATCTATTACTTCACGGAGAGAAATTTCTCCATCTGAATCACCAACCGGAGTCTGGAACGCAAGGTTATCAGAGTCTACACGAGAAACCGTTGGGTTCCACGTGAATATCTCTTGGTCGATTGTCTCTGTACTTGAGATATCGAAACCTGCATACTGAGTTGTTCCATCACTGTCTTCATCAAGTGTCGGTGAGTCTGGAGTTAGATACTCTGCCATACTTGAGTATAGTCTATCGAGGTTATCGATTGTCAAGTCACCTACGTCATTGATATCGTTACCGCCTGGACTTGGGTAGTCACCTGAACTACCCATGTTTGTTCTGTATTTCACTATATCATCATCCGCATCTCTGATACCAAAGTCGAACAGTGCAGTATTTTGTGCGAAACCAAGTGGAGTAAGTCCTCCAATACCTTCCAATACAATTGGTGGTTTGATGGCTTCGCCTGGGTCATACTGTAGTTGGTCTAATGACGCAGTACCAACAATCTGAGTAAGACCACCAAGATACATTCCCGCAGGATGTACCAATAGTTTGTATGCATCACGCCACTGTGCAACCGAAAGTTCTGACCTAATCTGTAGTGCATAGGTCTGATATAATTTGTTATCTGTTAGATATCGCGCAGATTCCGCACCAATCTTTGAATCATTTAGTGTGAATATGTATTGTTTCGTGTAAACAACATCTGGTTCAATATCAAAGAATGTCTTGAAGAACTGTTGTATACTATAACGAGTACCTTTTGCACGATACAGATAACTTGAGTATTTTACTGCGGTTCTTTTATCTGTGAACCCTTGGAAATAGTTTTGACCCAACAGATACTCATCTTCGAAGAATGTCAACAAATCAATATCTGTTTGGGTGACATCTCTTGTTTCGAAAATGTTATTTAGGAATCTGGTAGTCGAAGTATTTTGTTCTTCAAAGTCAAAGTAGTCCTTGAGGAACGATACAAACTTAGGATATTCAGTTTGAATATACGAAGGTAACAGAGAATCAACCTGAGGCTCTCTCAGGTTAATATCCCGTCTATTTGTATCTTTTAATGTTTTATCGAATATTGACATTAGTTACTCGCCGTAGTACGGATACCTTTCGCACTTAATCTAGTGTTATCGTAGTCAAGGATGTATTCTCTCTCTGGTACGATTGCACTTGCATTTGCGGGTGTACAACTTAATTTAAGTAGTTTTGCTTCGTCAGTCTTAAATCCAACCAGACTTATCGTACCCGCAGACGGGTCATAAGAACCAACATTGTCAACTACAACATCACCACTACCCACATCAATGATTTGAAGTTTGGTACTAGTGAGTAAGTTTATTACTTTACATGACAGATATTGAACACCGGACACGGTCAGTTTAAATGTAGATGATTCTACGATAGTTTCAACATCATCCGGAACAGAGATTGGAACAGGATAACTAAACGTGAAGTTTTGTTCAACACCAGCCGAAGGAGTGAATCTTTGTTGCATCTTATTATCCATTCTTGACGAAAGGATTGCAGGACTCACGTCATCCACCAGTGCCAACAGGTTAGACCTACGGAATGCCTGACCGAACTTACCTGTATTAGAGGAGAAGTAGTTGGTCATCACATTACGTACTTGTTCTTGCAATGCATTGATTGACAAGTTGGTGTAATCTGGGTTATACTGGAAGAATACATTAGTCTCAACAAACGTTTTGACTGGGTCAGTAAACTTCAAATCAAACGATGCGATTGATAACTGGTCGACCAGAAGTCGGATATTGTCTTTGGTCTGACTCTGAAGTGCAGCAGTCACATCTCCATTAAATTCAATCGAAAGGAACGTTACACCGAACTCAGGTGAGATATTGTCCTCTCCACCCCATGCAATGATATCACGAATCAGGGTACCATAGTTACGTAAGATTAGGTTAGAGTAATCTACGTGGGTAACCATTCGATTCTGAGATGCATATCGGAACGGTGCATTTCTTCGGATTGAATCTAGTGTTTCTTTGTCAGCACCACCGGCAGACCTACTTGTTGTAGAAACAACAGGAAGTCTCTGTAGACCGATACCACTTGTAGGTTCAGTAATCTCCACAGTATTCAGTGGTTCGAAAGTACGTGCACCGTTTGCATTCGCACCATCTACCGCAAGATACTCGACAGTAATCTTAGAACCTGCTTGAGGAACTGCACCGAGTGTTGAACCATTACCAAAGGTCAGTTCGTAGAATCCGTTCGGAGCTTCCTTCAGGACATATGCGGGGGTGGTAGTTGTAATGTTGGTCGCGGTCTCTAGATTCACATAAGTCGTGAAATCCGAAGAGGTCGCACTTTCATAGATACGAACTACCGCAGTTGCACGGTCAAGGTTAGGGTCAGGTATGATGTACAATACCGACTCACCGTCCTCACCTGCATAGAAGGTCTTGGTCTTTGCAATACCTTCGTAAATAGGGATGTTGGTACTTCCCTCTAGTGTCTGGAACTGGAAGAAGTTGTTACCATCATTGACCGCTTCAACCAACTCCTGAGTTTGGAATGTGTATGCTGCATCATCAACATCACCCGTGAATTTATATCCAGATGCAATCTGTAGTTTCTCGGGTACGTCTGCTTGGCCAATACCAATATTAAATGACATATTGATTGTTGCTTGTGCGGCAGTCTTGGAAGATGGAATATAACCTAAAGTCTCTGCATGAGAAACTACCGATGAACGCAATTGTGCGGTATTAAGGAAACTCTCGTTCAGTGCAAAGTTTGCGGTTAGACCATTCATGTGCGTGTTATATGCAAGAACGTCTAACAGGTTAGAAAGACCAGACGCTTCGAAGTCATAGTCCTTAAACTCTGACTGTTGTTTTAGATAGGTCTTCAGGTTGTTTTTAATCGCCTGAAAATCTAATGATGAAGAATTGATAGTCGTTGCCATTATCGTAACCTGTTCAGTCTTGTTGTGAATTCAATAGTTTCGCTTGAGTTCACCACGTTAAAAATTATTGTGATGTTAAGTGTGTTATTGTCTGGGTCGACATCAGGGAAAACTCTTACACTCGAAGGATTAATCCTTGGTTCAAATGCCTTGATGTTTTCTATGATTGCAAACTGTATTTCTCTCGAACTGTTTTGGTCAGCAAGTTCAAAAAGTATTTCTTGCAGATTTGCACCAAAGTAAGGTGCGAATGGTTTCTCAGTACGGTTAGTCATCAACAAACTCTTGAGGGCTTGTTTTACAGATGCAACTGCATTTTTCTTGTAAACGTCACCGGAACCCTTCGCTGCAAACGAAAGGTCTATATCGATATATTCTCGGTTTCGAGTTGCCTTGACTGTAGAAGTCTGGGCAAGTCCACCGTCCTCTATGGAAAATGCGCGTGACATTAGTGTTTCCTAAAATTATTATAATTCTATTTATACGTCTACGAGAACTTCTATCAGTTCATTCTTACTGAAAAGTTGTCCATTATACAAAGTCTCGATGTTCATATCAAACGAGATATCAAAGTTCTCGGGAACAACAGGCATCTCTACCGCAATCTGTGCATTGAGTTCTCCGGTAGGGTTCCATACATCATACTCCAAAGTCAATTTGTTGTAGTTTGCATAGTCTTTCCAGTACTCTGCGAGATCAAATGTTCTTTCGTAGTCAACCTTACCTTCTTCGTCTACTACTCTATAGACCACCAGTTGACCATCTTGTTTCTTCTGGTTATCACCTGATACAGTCTCGAGTGGGCCACCACGGTAGATACCTTCAACCACAACCAATCTAACATCCTTGAAGAAGTCAATGTTTCCGTTGATACTACGAAACAATTCTGCATGGAGATATAGATTACGTGCAAGTTGTTTCCTTGCAGTTTGGTCAGTTCGATACTTCTCGACTGTGGTCATACTACATGGGTTACCCTTAGTACCAAAGAACTTTGCAAGTGATACGCCAGGCGACAGTTTAGTCGCAGTCGTGATAGTGTCTGCAAAGTTAGGGTTATATTTCTGGTCTGGAATTATAATCATTTGAATCTCTTACCTCTATTATTCACTGAGTTACCAAGTGCGGTATAACCAAAACGAGGTGATACAGATTTCTTCGCAATACGTCCAACCTTCGGAGGTGCGGGATTATTCCACTCGGGATTCAACATCTCTCGTTGAATAAGGATATCGACAAACTTAGTCCCCTCATCATTAGCAATAGAACGATTCGCGGGATCTCTTAGAGAAGAACGTATCTCGTTGATAGTAGGTTCTTTCTCATATAGACCTGCATAGTCATCACGCAATAGTATTGAGTTGCGCAGTTCGTCTTGACCATCGATGACAATTGCTTTAATTGACAAGTGTCCGTCAGACAGAATACCTGCAACTGCATCAGTCTTAGGTACAGGTTTTTTGGGGGTGGGACTTTCCATGTTCTTAGGTACATCAGGTGCACCTCCGGATGGTTGTCCTCCCTTCTCCTTAGATGCGAGTTGGGAAGTCTTCGCATTTTCTGCTTTATATGCATACTTGGATTTGATTGCTTCAAGTGCTTGTCCGTGGAATGAACCATAGAACGCAGCACCAGAGGTAAACGGAACTGCACCTTTTGGCCCCATGTAAACCGGAGAAGTCATCTCGACTTGTTCACCACCAATTACACCTTTCATACCAAGTACAGAGATTTCGGTCGCAGAGATGTTACCTTGTAGTGCAGATAGTGCAAACTCTTCTTCCGCAGATACTTGGAAACGGTTTGCAGTGAACATCTCAATCTGTGAACCCACATTATTCTTCCAGTAACCTTTGACGATATGGTCTTCGTTACCGAGTATGACTCGTGCCTCGTGTTCGACTGTCTTGTATGCAGCGGTACCCTTGGTCGTATAGTTTGTATTTAAACCAACAGTAGTGTTATTGTTTTTACGTATCTCGGTGTTGGTGTCACCATTGACATTGACGTTATAGTCTCCTCCAACATCAACATTGAAGTCACCAGATACTTGTAGATTGAGATTACCATTATACACCATTTTACCGTTACCTTCAACGATAAGTGTTTGGTCACCTCCAGTTACTTCTACCTTATTATTCAATGCAGATATGATAACTGACCCGTCCGCACGTACTTCTACGCCCGCACCCTTTCGATGTTTGATAAGAATACGTTCACCACCAGGCGTGTCATCGTATGAGATGATATGTCCAGATGCAGTTTCTTTTACTTGGTTGAACGGGAATCTAGAAGGTTCTTGGTCTTCGAGGTCAAGTGATACATCGAGTGTACCGCCCCCAAGATAAAGATTCTCTACCTTCAATCCACGTGCAGACTTGTTTATAGAAGAACCGTAATGATACTCCCGTTTAGGATACTCGCCAGTCGGGTCTTGGAATCCATCAATAGGTACACCTTCGGTATTCTCTACTGCCGGATTACTTCCTAATTCGGTCTTTTTAGTCGTTGTTGTCATACTGGTCTCTTACTAATCAAGTCTTTCGCGGATATGGATTGTTCGGTCAATGGGTCTTTGTACACACTCTTCTTACCAAACTTGTTCTCAACAAAAGTGATAACATCGAAGTATGGGTCTTGAGAGTTAATGTCAATTGCATTATGTCCAAGTACTTGACCGCCTGGTTGGCTGCGATAGAACACTTCCAATAGTGCTTCTAGAGTCTTCATCTGTGTCTGAGTGAATGAACTTGACGAGAGGTTCAACAGAGGGTTATCTGCATCACTCGGTACGTTCACCCCACCCACTAGTGCAACATCAATACAATTTATATTGTGACCCAATATCTGAGACGCATCACTGATATTATCGATTGGCATACCACGTTGTAGTCTACCGTCACGTCTAATGACATAATGATATTGGATACCGTCATGACCTGCCTCGTTATGTCTGAGGTGAATCTCTTCGGAACCAATGTTTGCATTAGTGTAAGTCTCGGTCGCATGTACAATAACTTCACTGACGGAACGAGTTATTTTACGGAACTCTAGTCCAAGTTCTTCCTTGGAATCAACAAACTCGAAGTCTTCGGTTTCTGCGCCAAGGTATCTCTTAACCAGTTCAGCAAGGTCTTTGTCTTCCACATAGAATTCACCAACCTCGGATACGATGGTACCAGAGATAGTTGTATCTACCTTACTTAACGCAGTCTCAATCTCAGCGGTCTTTGACTTAAATTTATCAATCTCTGCCTGAGGTACTCCCCGCGCAGCCGCACGAGACGCAACAGTCTTATCAAAATCCTGAATAGATTCTGCGTCAGTGGTTTGAATCACTTCACGCATCGCAGGACTGAGAGTAGTGTCTCTTAGTGATAATGCCTTCGCTGCCTTGGTGAGATTTATATCACCTCCTTGCAACACATCATTCAGTATACCAGAAAGAAATCTTTTGTCAAGTGTGGTGGTCGAACCGAATATACCCTGTAGAGTAGAACCTACCGCACCTGTCAAGTCTTCGAATAGATTTTGTGCGAAACCGAAATCCGTTTGGATGTCAGGAATAATACCACCCACAAGGTCACCTACCGCACCCGTAACATTCCCAATAACATCATTGAATCCATCTTCAATCGCAGAAGTTACTTCACCGATAGTTGATTCTAATGCACCGACCAGAGAGTCTGTTGCAGTTGCAATCTCGGCAGCAACATCACCTGCCAAACCTTCTACCGCAGATACCGAATTCATCACGTCTTGGGTAAGTGTTGATGAGTTTACAACCTCGTCCATCTGACCTTTCACGTCATCTATTCCAGACGTAACAGATTCACCCAAACCCTCAACAGAAGTGGCGGCCGCAGTCTCTTTGATTGATGATAGGAGAGATGACTTTCGTTCGGTTGCCTCTTTGATTGCACCTGTCAATTGACTCACTGCACCACCACCCAACGACACAATAGTGATTGCTTCGGTCGGAGGAGTGATACCTGTAAGTGAACCAATTGTTTCGTTGAGTGTTGCAACTGCATCAGTACCAATCGAAGTAACATTGAGTGAAGGAACTTCGAATGATGGTACAGTGATAGGATTACCCGCACTGTCTTCTATTGGTGCTCCCGCACTATCATTCACTAGTATTTGGATTGCACCGGCAGAGTCAATGACCGTAAAGGTTCCCGCAGACACATCAACAAAGAATAGATTTGGATTAGAACTTGGCATATCGAATGCAGCATTAGACAATAATACCGGAACACCCGCAGCGTTTACTCCTCCACTCGCAGTCATTATGTCATTGTTTGCAAGACTTTGATATCCGTTTATGTAACCACCAATGGTATTCGCGCCCATAAGGGTAGATACGTCAGCAATGAATCCGTCATTTGCTTGTTTCGCAGTTACCGATACAACAGACTTTGCATCACCATCAGATGTCTTTGCTTTCAAGTAAGAATTTAATGTGTTAATATCTTGTGACATCTCTAAACCTTTTTATTTGCGTACAGTTCGTAAATTCTCTTTACCTCACCGTTGTAATCGTCTTGGACAGGTGCATAATATCGTCCGAGGATATCACCTAGTGCCTTACCCTTTGCAGGGTCGACAACATCAGAGTTAAGGATACGTATGTTCGCATCAACATGAGTAGTATTTAGTTCAAACATAATAAACGCAAGTTGTACCGAGAAGTGCCACCAGTTACTATTGAACTGTTTAAGTCGAGTGAATCTAATACCACTCCAACCAACCAGACCAGTACCACCATTATTCTCACGAGAAGTCTCTAGTGTATGGTTAGTTCGTGTTATACACCCAACAATCGCACATGCCTGTTTAATTGTATATCCGTTGGATAGAAAGAACTTAACTGCAATATCTTTTCGATATAAGGTAGTCGCACCAGACGGAACGGTATCACGCAATTCGTTTTGTAGTGCAATATCTTTTTCATCGATAGAACCTATCGACTGGTTGTAGAACTCTACGTCAGGATTTACTCGTTCTATCAAGTCGTTGTATGCAAGGGACTGTTGAACCGGAGTCGGATACTCGGTACGAGGTAATGAACCCAACACCAAAGGAACCTGAGATTCTTTTCCGTCCATGAAGAAACCAAATACCAGTGCACCCGCTTCTAAATTTGGTGTAGAACCTATACCAGATACACCACCTTCGGTCGATGGTAATACTACCTGTGCCCATGGTAGGTCATTCTGTCTTATCTGTCTGGTAGAGGGATTGTGTACCCCGTGTACGCGCACACGTACCCGACCTTCTAGTCCGAACGGAGGGGACGCATCAATAACATCTGCGACAAACCAACGAACATTATCACCGTAATACTTAATCAACGTTCGGCCCTCTCTCTAATTTGAATACAGTCATTGCAACATCATGACGAGTGTCTTTAAATGTATGTCTTGTATTATAAACAAGGAAGTCACCACTTCTAAGTTTGTCAAGATTGTTGTCAGTATCAGGGTCATTGTCGTCAGACAGAACATTGATACGAATCTTATCACCTACGGTACCACCGGACTTAATGAATCCTGGCCCAGGCACTGTCACATCAATCATGTTTTTGAACACCGCATTTCTAAGTGCAAGATTCTCAATCTTCTTGAGATACATCGATGGAGTGGTTTCTTCGCTAATACTCTTACGGTCACCATATACCCCACGCGATACTATGGTGTGGAATACCTCTGCATTTGTATCATGAAGATGGTTCCCACTAATATTCACTTCTTCGTAATCAGGTGTTCGGTATGCATCATCATATATGTTTTGTTTAGACTTATTAATCGCACCGTTATCGTCTGCCTTTTCTAACAGGTTATCAAGACTGAAGTGTTGTGCAGTTGTTCGACCACTTGCAATATCAGTGACCGTATATAAAGAACCAATACCACCCGACATCAATTGTTGCATAGTGTTCTGTAGTTTGGTTGACTTCATTGACTGTACTTGGAAGTACTGTGCAGTCGGGTCACCGTCTTCTTCTTGTTTCTGTGTATTTGCAGGAGAGAATAAGAAAGGAATCTCTCTGTTCCATGCAGGTTGTTGTAACATCTTATCTAAACTACCTAGTCTTAGGTTCTGGTCATGGATAGATGCATACAAGAAAAATGGCATACCTAATTCGGTAGTTGCCTTTTGGGTTAACCACGATGCAGCCTCGAGAGGACGCATATAAGGTATGACACCCTTGAAGTTATTCTGGATAGAATCATTTGCATAGGATAGGTCTACTGACTTACCTACTTCGTTCTGACATAGTTTTAAAATCTCAGTACTAATATTGTCACGTATCGCACGTGAGATAGACTTCGTTTTAGAAACAAGTGCATGTTCATCCATGAACGAGAATACATAGATAGACGAACCACCGGAGTTAGAGGATTTAATAATTGTCTCGATACCTGTTAACAAAAACGACCTATCCATCACGACCTGCTCTGCTTCGGAAGAACCCAACTCAGTTAACATTTTGATATGGAGTCGTTCGGTACCCGAGAATCCCATAGAGTCAAATACGGCTTGGTCATCAGAGATAGCAATCTGACCCGTCACATACGGTTTGTCCAGTGACTCAAAGAATACAAGTTCGATAATCAACGACCGGATGTCTGTAATAAGGTCAGACCTGTCCGATGTGATGTTCGCAACTTGGTATTTAAACTGTTGTTGTCTTTGCATTACTCTCTCATTAATTCAGCGAAATCGTTGACTATACCTTTAATTGCACTAGGTTTAATTAACTTGATTTGTCTTAGTAACTCATTCTTCGTATTGAGGTAATCTTTCATGGTAACTTCAACAGCACCAGAAGGTTTGACCTGAGATAAAGGATTAATGTCAATCCAGTTACCATCAGAATCCTCGTAGTGATGGGTACCCAAGTACTGAGGCATCTCTCCGTACACAACCATAGAGGTAGATGTACCGGCAGGATTGGTATATGATAACTCTTCTCCTGCGGTGAATGTACCGTCAGTCAAGTTCTTAGTGTTAATAAAGTATGTCAATGCATAAGTCGAATTGGGGTCAAATGGTATGTTAGATATTGTTGCGGTTCTACCGAATGAGTCGACCTCTACAGTGTACCCATTGATTGATTGTCCATCTTTAATTAATGTCCACAACAAAGGACTGGTAAATGTCTCTGCCTCTAGTATATCTGTACGTGTAAGTTCAAGTATGCCATTAGAGTTAGGTACCACAACTTGGTCGGTGACCTCAGACCTAGTTACTACATTTTCAGTGTCGATAACAAAAGTGCCTAGTGATAGGTCACGTTTGATTATGATACCACGTGTACCAGAGACGTTACCTGTCACGGTAGTACCTACAGCAAACTGGTCAGGTGCAGTACCTACAATCTTAGTACGAAAGATAGGAAGATTGTCATCATCATAATAATCAATTACATCTGCCTGTTGTAGTTGGACGGTGACCATACGATGAGGATATCTTTTACGTGCCGCAGTATCTACTTCGTTAAGTGTCAGTGGCCATCCGTTCTCTCGGATATGGTCATTGACTAAGAAGAATGTCCAGTAGTAATCGGTCGTACCGTATAAACGAAATGATGTCTGGTCTGGTCGTTCGTTGACAGGTATCGTGTAGTCATCCAGAAACAAGGACTGCGATTTGATTTCGTCAATCAGGTCTACGTACTGTGTCAGGTTGGTAGTTAACGAGTATGATGTCTCGTTACCAAACTTATACAGTGCAGGATTGAAATTCTTAAAGTACGACATTAAAAACCTTCCTCAATTTTCTTGCGGGTAAGCGCTCTGGTTTCTTGGAATGACAGGTTCATGTCTACCTCCATGAAGTTACCGTCAGAGTGCATTGCCATATTAGTGGCATTATAGGTGGTGGATACTTCACGCAAATAACACGGTTGTATTTTTGCCAACCCCTTAATTGGGTCACCCTTATAATCAAATTCGATATTAAATTTGTTGGGGAACCTGTAACCTAGTGATAGTGATGTACCACCCACTTCCACACTAATTTCATCTGGATACAGTTCGGTACGAAGAAACTTAACGATATCATTTATCATCGCGGCCTCTTCGGGGGACTTTGCAATCATCTTGAACGAGAAAGAGAAGTCACGTATATTAGGTTGTTTGAAAAGAGTACGTGAGTTAGGATTAAGTGTCACACCCCCAACAATCTTTTGTGCAGCAACTGCTTCATCTGCGAAACTACCAAACTTAGACGCAACTTGAATACCTGCAAGTTTTGCAACATCTGCACCAGACGAACCAGTAATACCCTGAACAAAAGAACCTACCCCTTTCACCATGGACTGTGCAAAACTGGAACCTGCTTCCATCGCAGCACCAGTTGCACCAAGGTCAAAGTTCTCGTAGGTTACGTTATCACGGAATGCGAGACCAAGAGGCATATACAATCTTACACTATTTCCAGAGATGTTAATGGACTTACCCTTTGCACTAGATGCGTCAAGACCCTTCCATACAGTAATACTGTTCTCAAGTTCCCGAATCTGTGCAATAAGCGCATCTCTCTTTTCTTTGAATTCAGACTCGGACTTACCCGATGCCCTAATGTCAGCTAACAACTGATTGTATTGTTTCCTCAGTGCTTCGACATCCTTCTCACCACTTGCGACACGTGCACCATAATTTTCTTGGGTAGCATCGTCCGTTGGTTCTTGGGTAAACAGAGAGAAAACGACACATGCTCTATATTCGCTGTTGTCTATAGGGTATCGAAACTGTACGGGTTCTTTCTTTTGTTCTGCCATTTAACTAAGTCCATAAATAGGTGTAAATTCTTTAGAACTATTTATATGAAAACTTACAAAGGAAAATACAAAGTTAGGAATGAATCCAAGTATCTTGGTGACCCCAAGAATGTTGTATATCGTTCGGGGTGGGAAAGGTCGGTCTGTATATACTTAGACGACAACCCTAATGTTGTTGGTTGGGTTAGTGAAGAGATTGTTATACCTTATATATGCGAGACAGACAAAAGACCACACAGATACTTTATGGATTTTATGGTCAAGTACAAAGACGGCCGTACTGTATTGATTGAGGTCAAACCACACAAAGAAACGGTAAAACCTAAGTCCGGTGTTGGTAGACCGAGACGACAAGTACTTACCGAAACAATGACCTATATAAAGAACATGAGTAAATGGAATGCAACCGAGAAGTATGTTGCAGACCGAGGATGGCACTTCGAGATATGGACAGAAAAAGAATTAAGAAGTCTAGGAATACTTCCGAAGCCACTCGGTAAAAAACAATTTAAACCCTTGAAGAAAATGAAACCCTACAGGAAACCTAAGAAGTGAAGAAAGTCTTTTTTATCGGTATGAACAGGTGTGCCACCAAATCATTTCACCAGTTGTTCAAGAAGTCTGGTTATGTCTCTCATCACTACAGTTGTGCATGGGATGGACGGGCAGTAATACTTGCAGACCAAATGTTAGAGAATGTCAATAACTTCTACCCCATACTCCACAAGATGGACGATGCACATGCATACAGTGATATGTTCTGGCACCGAGAGAATATGTGGATTGATGGTGTCAAGTTCTACCGTGAACTTCACCAAGAGTATCCAGATGCATATTTTATTTTACAAACAAGAAACATGTATGACTGGTTATTGAGTAAGAAAAGACATAAGAAAGGCGCATATATTGAACGGTGCAAACAATACTGGGGTCTGAACGATGATGAAATGATAGATTGGTTCGAGAAAGACCGAGACGAACACCATAGTAATGTATTAAGTTATTTTAAAAACAACGATAAATTCCTACAGTATGATATTGAAAAGGATTCGATTGAAACCTTCATCAACTTCCTTAAACCCGACTTTTTCCTCAACGAAAAACATTGGGGACACGTTGGAAAAACATTATAAATAAAGGAAGAGAATTAGAGGAAGGTAGATGTCAGACATCTTTAACAGGTTAGAACGACAGGCATTCCGTGCGGGTATTACACCACGCACCGAAGAGTCACGTAAATGGTTCCAAGCGAAAGCAAAGAACATGCGTTCGATTGACCGCGATAAACTAATGAAAGAAGACCCCATCAAGAATCGGAAGACACAGGTTATTGGTGGTATGTACATGTTCTCTTACGACCCGAAACATAAAGACAAACTACCGTACTACGATGCGTTTCCTTTGGTTATTGTGATTGGCCCTGCGAAGGGTGGATTCTTAGGATTGAATCTACACTACCTACCTCCTAGATTGAGATTACAATTCTTCTCAAACTTGATGGATATACAGGGTAGTAAGATGACCGAAGATGCGAAGTTTGCTCTGACGTATCGTATGTTGCAGAAGAGTTCAAAGTTACGATACTTTAAACCATGTATCAAACACTACCTCTCTAGTCAGGTACAAAGTAGTTTTGCAGAAGTGCCAGCACCCGAGTGGGAGATTGCAGTATTCCTACCAACCGCACAGTTCCGCAAGGCAAACAATTATAAAGTTTATTACGACAGTAGGAACATGATACGATGAGTGCAGGGTTCGGAATAGAAGACTTAAAGTCTCAGTTATCGCAGTCAGGTGGTATGGCAATGGCGAATCAGTTTATGATTCAGTTGCCCCAGTTAAGAACATATCAGGTAGATGCAAATGAGTTGAACCTAATGTGTACTACTGCTGCACTTCCTGGCCGACAGATAATGTCTCAGGACTATCAGATAGGAACGACCATGCGTAAGATTGCGAGTGGTTTTGCGACTACTGACATATCTCTCACTTTCTTAGTCGCAAATAACCACATAGTTCGTCAGTACTTCGAAGCATGGCAAGCAGAGGCGCATAACCCTGTCACCAAAGAAGTCGGTTATTTCGATGAGTATACATATCCTGTAACAATCTCCACAGTAGAACGTGGAATTAGATTTGGGGTATATAAGAAACAACTAAAATTCTTGGACAAAGTTCCGAGTTTTATTAAGAACAGACTCCCAGATTTGGGGCCGGTGGATTTATCTCAAGGTGAGATAGACTTCGGTGGACAAATCGACAAACAGAAAACCTTTACTTGTAGATTACAAGAGTGTTATCCGACCACATTGAATGACCAAGCGTTGGGTAATGCACAAGAAGGTTTGATGGAGTTGACAGTACAATTATCATTCACCGATTGGGAAAGTGAAGTTGGGAAGTTTACAAACCAAAATGAATCCACCGCTCGTTCTATTCTTGGAACGGGTGCAGGATTACTTGGAAATTTATTAAGTTAATTATTGGAGAATATCATGGCATTACCTAAGTTAAATTCAGCACCGAGTTATAGTACCAAAGTACCTTCGACAGGTGAAACAGTCACCTACCGTCCGTACTTGGTGAAAGAAGAAAAGGTGTTGATGATTGCGTTTGAAACAGGTGACCAAAAGGCAGCACTGGGTGCGATTGTAGATACCCTACAGGCATGTATCACCGAAGATATCAACATTAAAGAATTTAGTACCTTTGATATCGAGTTCCTATTCACTCAGGTACGTTCGAAGTCAGTAGGTGAAGTCGCAACTATTCTTATCCCATGCAGTGGGTGCGGACACAAGAACGAGAATGACATCGTACTATCAGAGATTCACGTTGATATTCCGGAGGTCTCTAACATCATTGAATTGACTCCGAGTATTAGTGTGGAGATGAAGTACCCGACATACGCAACAGTTATTGGTATGGACTTAGAAGGTAATGAAACCGAACTTGGTTTTGAAATGTTAGGTCAATCAATTGCAGCCATCCTTACTGAAGATGAACGTATCGACACACGGGATGTTAAGAAAGAAGAACTTATGGACTTCATCGAACAGATGACGACCGACCAGTTTAAAAAGGTGTCAGAGTTCTTGCAGGACATGCCTTCACTGAATAAAGATGTGGAGTTTGACTGCGAGAAGTGTAATCACCCGAACTCAACAACCTTGAAAGGGATTAGCGATTTTTTATCATAAACCTTTCTCACGATAATTTGGTCAATCATTATAAGACCAATTTTTCGTTAATGCAACATCATCATTACAGTCTGACAGAACTAGACATGATGATGCCGTGGGAAAGGGAGATTTACGTTAGTATGTTAATTGATTATGTGAAGGAAGAAAACGACCGTATAAAACAAGAACAAATGAATCACGGATAAACTAAAATGGCAGAAGTACAACTATTCGATGCGATAGAAAGATTGCGGTATGAAAACTCACAGTATCATAGCGCGAATTTCGATGAGCAAAAGACACAGACAAAGAACTCACAGGAACTTACAAAGACTGTGGGTCAACTTCTGGAAGAATTCCGAGGTATGCGTTCTGACGGCGTTAAAGATGCCGAAGAACAACGTAGAGAATCCGGTAAGTCTGGTGCTTCTGCCCCCGATAAAACAAAACCAGAAAGTCCAGAGAAGGATGATGGTTTTGAACTAAAAGGTATCCTTCAGATAGTTGCTGGTATAGGTGCGTCACTTGCAGGTTTTGTGGTTGGTATCGCAGCGGGTATCGGCAACATGATTAAGTTTGCCACTGCTAGTCTACGTTCTGTGATTAATAGTCAAGTTAAAAAGTTGATGAATTCTAAGGCAATCAAAGGACTGAAGAATATCTTCTCTCCTCTAGAAGGAGTTGCCGGAAAGGTGTCAACCTTTATAAAAGATACCTTTACTAAATTCAATAAGAATGTCACCCGTATATTCACCAACCTAACAAATTCGTTTAAGGCTGGTATGAACGGTGTTAAGGGATTGTCTAGGTCTGTGAATGGTACATTTCGTTCACTGAATGGTTTTGAAAAACTTTTCCGAACAGTTGGTCAAGGTGTCTCTAGTATAGTTAAGGCATTTAAGGTTGTCCAATCAATTGCGGTAAACTTCGTTTCATTTAAAGAAATGGATGCATTCAAAGGACTTAAAAACTTATTCAGTGAAAAGTTAATTAAACCATTCCAGAACTTCATGAGGGGTATCCGTGGTGTTGGGGAATCTACATCTAAGTTAGGTAAAGCTTTAGGTAAGTTCTTCGGTGCGTTTAAATTCATCGGTCGTTTTGTTGCATTCCCTCTTACTATCATCATGGGTCTCATCGATGGTATCAAGGGTATGTTTGCAGGTGCGAAACGTCAGGAAGGTTTCTTTAATAAACTGGTTGGTGGTTTCGTAGGTATCTTCACAGGTGTTGTGAAGGGACTTATAGGTATGCCACTCGACCTAATCAAAGATTTGATTTCGTGGATTGCAGGTAAACTCGGATTCGAGAACTTCTCTAAGGCTCTTGACTCGTTTAGTTTTTCTGGAATCATCCAAAAGATTGGTGATGGTATATCAGACTTCTTTGTAGGGTTTACCGATGGTATCGTCTACAACCTCAAGAACATCTTTGCTAACATCATGAAACCTTTCGAAGGTGGATTTAGTTTTGGTGGATTGATAGAGTTTGTTTACACTATTCCATTAAAACTATATGCAGGATTCCTTGACTTAATGAAGACTGGACTCAGTGGATTACTGGGGTTATTCGGTGCCACTGATATGCAGAAGTCTCTCGAGAGTTTTAGTTTCTCGGACGAGATGAACAAGGTTATCGATTGGGTCAAGACACTACCTGCAAAGGCGATGGATGGTTTGATGTCTTTACTAGAAGGTTTTGACATTGGTGACATGTTTAGTGGTCTCGGTGACTTTGCGTCTATGGCTGCACAGAAAATGAAAGATTTTGTCCGGTCTCTACTACCAGACCCCGATAGTATATTAGCAAAAGTTGTACCAAATGCACTGTATGAGTTTGTGGATGCACCTGTTCCTCCTCCCAAAGAAGTTAAGAAAGAGACTGCCGGTGACATCGACAACGAGATTGATGGTGCGATCGATAGCAAGACGAAGGAAACCGATAATGGTCAGGTAAAAGGAAAACAGTCCGCTCTTGAATCAGATGAAGAGTTGTTGGGTAGAAAGTATACCGAGGCCGAACTTCTTCAACGTGTCGCTGACTCAAAATCAGAACTTTCAGCACTAGAAGAATCAGGTCACTCCTCGTTAGAAGAAGACGGTGCAAGATTTCTGTTAGGAATCAACGAAAGGATGTTAGAAGACTTCCGTAAGAGAGAAGGTATTGGTACTGATAAATCAAATCGTGGTGCTGAATTAGATGAAATGTCTAAGAACCTTGCGAAGGGTGGTTCTCCGGTTGTTATTAGTGCACCGTCTCAATCAAACGTCACTAACAATAGTCAGTCGACTGCTGCGATTATAGACAGTAACCTACCGACTGTTGATAACAACGATAGAACTTATCACTACGCAATGTAACATAAAAAAGGGGACTTGCGTCCCCTTCTTGATTAGTCTTCTTGAGCCATCTTGGCAAAGTAGGACAGGGTGTCATCCTCTTCATCCGCAGCACCAACACTAGGTGCAGGTGCAGAGACAATCTCAGGTTCAGGAGCAGAACGTCCAACGTTTGATTCAGCAGTCTGTGTGAGTGCCTCATTACGTTGAGTGACGTTATGACCTACCGCAGTACCCAATACTAGTTGTAGACGACCTTCTAACTCTTCGTATGACTTGAAGTTAGCAGGGTCAACGAACTCATTGAGGTCGTGCATCTGATTGTATGTTGCTTCGAGACGAGTCTCATCCGCTTCATATAATGCAGAAACGGACTTGAACTCCGACTTATCATAGTTACGATAACCCGCAACATTACGAATCTTCAGTTCAAAGTCAGCACCCTTCCAGAAATCAAATGGATTGACAGGTTCTTCGCCTGGGAATTGTGGTTGCATCAAATCCATGATTTTGTCAAAGATTTTCTTACCGTATTCGTAGTAGAATACTTTACCATTATTCGAAGGGTTAGCTGGGTCGTTAACAACCAAGATATTCGACACATAGTGTAAACGGCGTTTCTGTTTACGTGCAGTCTCTTTGTCGTCTTCGATACCTGAGTTCCACAGACGTGAGTTCAGTTCGGACACAGGATCTTTCTGACCGATGGTAGTCAAAGATTTCTCGATGTACCATTGACCTTGAGGGCCTTTGAATCCGTGATCCCAATAACGTGCCCAAGGCATGTCCATACCTTCGGTCGCAGGAAGGAAACGAATGATGGCATAACCATTACCGTTATCATCAACAGTAGGTTTCCATTTACGTTCGTCATCGTATTTGTTGGTTTTGGTAGTTGCACCAGATGCTTCTTGAGCGGCAGATACAAGTTTTGAGATGTCGGCAGAGCGACTTTTTAGATTTGCAAAAGACATATGTTTTCTCCAGTATGTTCAGCGTATGCAGTTTATTAACAATTGTATTTCAAGAATACCATTATATAGTAACACTATTTATAACATTTGTCAAGTGGTAATTACACATCCAATGTGTTACCCTTGACTAGAAAGTTCAGATTCATTGCTTCAGATTCTAAACAATCTATAATCGAATTTGTCAAATACTTCTTGACATCTTCAACTTCCATATTATTCTTTTCACATAGATGCACAATTGAATCCATGTAGTTAAGACCCGAACTCCTCACTGTTCTCTCCACCATCTTCGAGAACCGTTTCTTGTTCATGAATGTCTCTGTCGACTCTTCGGGCGTTTGTGTCGGTACCGTAAACTCTGTCGTCATATTCTTTCATCTCCATTGTATATTCACCGATATCTTTATAGTAATTTCCTACAACTCTCTTAGGACGACCATTTGGATAGTATGCGATACTAGTGACCACGGTTTTAGTTAAACCCTCACGATGACGACCATATCGGTGGTCTAACCAAATACTACTATCAAGATATCGTTTCATGTTGCCTAGGTAAACTTCCAATATCTGGTACTCTTGTCTTTCCTTAGAGTCCTTAGACAGACGTTGATTCTTTTTCGCACGGAGTTCTTCTCCGACTTCCTTTACCCACTGTCGAACTTTCTTCCAATGGACAGGATGATCTTCATCCATGTTTAATAGATCTGGATGAACCGAAGCGGAACCATCGTGTCCTCGGGCTTCACGTGCCTTTGCGAGTCTTTCGACCGCAGCAGCACGTTGTTCCTCTGACATTGGTTTACGTTTACGTTTTGCTACCATTTGTCACACCGATATTCAATAAGGTTTTCGGTACGGAATGAACGCCAACCTTTTACTTCGAGGTCGTAGAGTACTACAATCTCTTCGTTGGAAACTCGTTCCTTACCTTTCTCGGGAATGTCACTCTCTGGTATATAGTCAACATTTAATGTCGCGACCATATTACGCAAGTCACCATTCACTTTTTTGAATTGAAGATGAACCTTACCTTCCTTTAAGGCCTCAACTATTCCTTGCTTCTTCGATTCGAGTAACTGCTGCTTCGTCATCTCCTGACCATTCGTTACTTCCGTCATCACTTGTTCCATCACTATTCCCCTTTGCTTGTTCATGTAATTCTTTCACCCAGTCATCACCCTCATCGAAATAAACAATCATGCGTTCATTTGCAATGATTAACTCTTCGATGTTTTTGATTTCCGCTTCATCCGCACCATCTTTGATGCGTTCCTGTACGTAAATGATATTACTCACATACGTGTCTTTCAATACACGTTTGGCTACTTCAACGTGTTCTTTGAATTCTTTTTCTGTGTACATAATGGGTCTACTCCTCCGTTAATGTTATCTACTTCTTTTTCAAACAAGGTATTAATGCGGTGCATTCTACGTTGACTTTGAATTCTTTGTTGTGCACTTCGAATCATCTGGTACCTCAATCGTTTATTCATTATATATCATGCCGCCTCATTTGTCAAGAACCAATTTGGAATATTTCGTTTAGTCCACTTCATATCAAAACGTTCTTGTTTTGTTTTGTAGTATGCACGGTAGGACTTGACCGGATTCTCAGGGAACATACACTCAGGATTAGAACCCATTGCAAGACGGAAAGGTGTCAGGGTACCCATAGGAATGTTCTTAGGATGTTCCTTGAGTCGTTCTCCGAACTTTTGAAACGATAGGTGCACCTTACCATACCTATGGGTGTACTCCTTACACAGCGCAACCCAGTGGGTGTAGTGCCAATGATAGTTTGCAATAGTTTCCATCGTCCACAGAGTAGACGGATGTTTGGGATGCGCAACTTTGTACAGTTCTTCGTTACCCTCGTCACCATCAAGTAGACGGTGAACAGTACACAACATCTGTGCAGACTCTAGTGGCATCTTAACCACGTGTTTATCGCATTGAAACTGAGCAGAGAGTATCGGACTCTCATCAAGTTTAAAAATGTTCATAATCTCCTCCTGCGGAATCATAGAAGTCTTCATCAACACAATAACGGCGACCCTTATCATTTCCAGTCTTTTTCAATTCTTTTTTGCGGTCTTGATGAACCACGGCCTTATTGTATTTCCGTTGGAACTTAGCGACCGGATTAGTCTTACCTAAACCAAGTTTCTTTTTATTCGTCATCTCCTTTCCCCTTTATCTCCCACCATATTACCATAAGTGCACCGAATATGGCAAGAGAAATTATATCAGCAAACATCATTGTGTATACAACCCATAGTAAGTCTTACCCCAGATGCGGTACGCTTGTTTTTCTTTCACAAGATAGACTTCACGAAGACGACCGTTCGAACCAACCTTGACTTTGGTGGTATGTTTGATGATATTGTCATTCATCATCATTCGAAGAATCAAGTTATATTTACCAGAGTCAGAATACAACCTGATGTTATCCGTATACTTTTCGAGTTGTTCTTCGTAACGTGATATATCATAACACGTTGGGTCTTTCTTGAGTTTTGGTTTAGATGGTTTTGAAACCTCCCGAAGAAGTTCCGACACTTGATATACCTTTTTTTCATGGGCGATTTCTTTGTCAATGACAGGGCGTTCACCAAGTGCGTGAGAGACTTTCATATCACAGGTCAAGTCCATTCCCATGAACATAGAACGTTCGCCAGTAGAACCATATACAACATTAACAGTGCGATTACCAAACATTATTCATTTTCCTCTTCAATTTTATTACCGTAGTAGTCGTTTTTACCTTCACGCATACCTTTTCGAATTTCGTCTCTTTCATACATCGCAGCCAGAGAACCACTGACCACAAACACCGCAAAAATAACTACCAACAACCAAGTTAGTATATTAGTTAACAATTCCATAATCAACCTCTCTTATTTAATAAAGGCGTACTTGGGTTCACGACAGAACTGACCAACTTCATCAAATCCATACAGGACAAACCCATCTAAAGGATCTGTACCGTCTTCGTACTCGACCAAATCCCAGCCTGGACGCATATGAGTCACTTCGTTAATATCTACAACTTCAAATTCCATAATCATCTTCTCTCTCATCTCAATAGGGTACTATTATCTCATTATTAGAACAAGAATGCAACACTTATTTCACTTATTTTTAGAACATTTTGTTCTAAGAACATGTCTCCTTATAACAGATAAACACCGATAGGACTTAGGTACTTCTCATTCATATCACGCAAGTGAGAGATTGGCATCGTCAAACCTCCGTCACACCATATACGACCATCTTCAATCTTTAAGATAGTGCGTTCTTCGGTAGGATGCATGGCACCCCAATTACAATAAACTTTGTCACCTACTTGAACTTTCATTATTTCACCTCGACATTCTGGGGAGCGTAAAGACCTTCGAGACCACGAACTTCGTTGAAGACTCGAACACGTTTGGGAGTCAAACCAGTGACAACACCGGCAACCCAATCATCAGTACCGACACACTTGACCCAAACTTCTTGACCGATTTCGTATTTCATAATTGTCTCTCTGTCTAATGAGGTACTATTATAACACATTTTCAGTTCTCGTCAACAACTATTTCACTTATTTTTAGAACAATTTGTTATATGTTTATAACTTTTTCGAATATGGAACGATAATAATTTTCCATGATAATGGGGGTGTCGGTGTATACACACGCATACAAACCCCTTGGGGAGTCGGTCAGGTTCATGCCTGACTTATGGTAGGTGTTACCTCCAATGACCACCAGATCACCCTTCTTGGGGTATATGGTGACCCATTGACCATCATCTAGGTTCTTCAGTGACAGGGTGCCATTATCATCGGTGAAATCGTCTAGGATAACACTTACATTAATTGTGTGTTTTTCTCTGTTACTGTCCGGGCCATACTGGTTGTCATAATGAGGTTCGAACTCCATAGTGTCATGGGGTAACTTGACAACTATCTGGTCGTTGAAAAGATATACGGTGTTACCCAAATACTTTTGGGATACTGTGTACATTGTATCGGAGATGTAAAAATCGTACAATTCTTTTGAGAATCTGGACGCACATGGTATGCCATCCCAATCAGAGTATTTGCGAGCGTTCAATCTCAGACCAATACCTATTTCTCGTATCCGGTCTATCTGAGATTGGGGTACCATATTGGGTAGGTGAACCCAACCCTTGGTACTATAATCCAATGAGACCCCAACCGTGATTCGCTATCGCATTAAGGATAATGAATATACAAGTCGCCATATGAGTAATCCACCAGACAGTCCTGATACCGGCAACAGTATTGGCTTGTTTATCAGTCTCACCGACCTTTTCACCTAAACTCTTTGCCCATATCCTCCACCACTTACTCATCTTTATACCACTCAAAATCACCAAATATTTCAGGTGCCTGTTCTGCCGCTCGTTCGATATCGTACTCGCGTGGATAATGTTTCAAGCATCGATATGCTTCTTGTCTTATTTCTTTAGGTACTCGGGGGGTCTTCTTAGGATTCATTAAATCTACCAAAAATTCACGAGTACGATTCACCGCATTTCGTCTCTCATAGTTAATTGTCATGTTAACCTTCCCTAAGAAATTGTCGACTTGTTATTTGGGTTTCGATGATGTTTCGCATATACTGGTAGTGTGGATGACCAGAATACAATTCATCGAACTGTTGCATAATAGTTTCGTTTGTTGCACCCATGTAGACCAACGGGTCTACGAACTCTTGAACTTCTAATATTAAAGTACCTATTGCAGACATGATATTCTCCTCAGTTATGTAAACATTGTACCTCATATCTAGGGAGTTGGCAACATATAAATAAAGAAAAATACAAATGATAGGTATAAATATGAGTGACGAACTATTCGATTTCGGGTTTACCCTCGTAGACGAGAATGAACTTGAAGCAGTACAGGAAGCGCAACAGGTTGCGAACGAGGTATCGACTACATCTACCGAAGTCCAGAAACAATTGGACTCTCTGTATAATGCGATTCAACCTCTACTGAATAATCTGAAACAGAATCCTGAGAAGGAATACATTCTGTGGCCTAACCGACTGGCGAAGATTGAACAGTTCGAGAGTCACATCCAAAAAATTTATAAAGGGTAACCCATGTTCTACAGACCAGTAAATGAACTGACAATAAAAACTCCTAGGGACGATAATAACAGTTCAACCGGAACCTATGTCCATAAGGAACACAAGAAGAACCAGTGGGGTAAACTTAACTACCTAATGACTGGTGAGATAAAGAAGAACGAGATTGACTTACGTTGGAAAGACCAACATTGTCACACCGTTAATGATGTCTTTAACTATTGTCCTATGGTTCTTAATTATCTGTCTTTGAAAGGATACAAGAAAATCCTATTCGTGGGTCACTACAACTCAGGTCAGAAGAGTTGGGTCATGGACAGAAAGTCTGACCGGAACATCTATCCTACCCCGTCATACCATTCTTTGAAGACTACCATGGTAGACCCCAATGTATGGTTGCAGTTTCTTCCTATTGTACGTATGGCATACGGATACACAAACTTTGAAATGCACACCCTAGTACCACCAGAGTCTCGTCACCGTAAGTTGATGAATGCAATCTATAAGAGATATGAGATAGACTTGGTTCCGTGCAGTCAACAGTACAAACATGGTAGGTCTATCGATATAGATATCCCGACTGATACCAAGTACGATGCAGTTGTCTTTGCGGGTGTACCCAAAGAGACCGAAGACACGTCCTTTTCTTTACACCATGTGAAGTCGGTGTTTGCACCGTACTGCACGAAAGACTTTGAGTTTATCGACTTATGTTATCAAGACCCAGACGCATCCAAGTATATTCAGGGTGCCGTACAGAGTAACGAAGAACATCTTAATGAAGTGTTTGTTACCAGAAGTATTTGGGATGATAAGTTCAGAGAGAGTGGAGATGAAGACCGTGCCACCGAATATGCAATATTGGATGGCACGATAAGTTCATATAAGACTTAATTCCAGTCTACGTTCTTAGGTACGTAACCTGCAATCTTAGAACGAATCTCTTTATCTAGTTTGTCAACGGGAGTAGGTGACTTACCTGCTCTCTTGACATAGAAGTAGTTTGCGTCTTTGACGTATGAACCACCCTTACCAGACTTAGCTAGACTCGCATCTACACCAACTTTGTTGAATGCGAACACGATGTCCCCATCCATATACTTCTTGAGTTTGTTACCCATGTTGATGATGTCACCCATAGTATTAGCCGCACCACGGTGAGTGTTAACAAGAATCTCGGTAGGTACAACACGTGCACGTTTTAAGTTCTGTGCCTTCGCAACTTCGATATCATTCACAACCCATACGATATGGATGTTCTTCTTGTCGTAACCCAACTTAGACGCATCATTCGCAACCTTCTCCAACTTAGACAATTCCTTGAAGGTCATGTCGAAGATGATGTTTGGTTTGCGGTCAGCAGGTGCGGTCAATACAGAACGATAGAATAACTTCTCTTTGTTCTTATCAGTCTTTAGGTAGTTACCAATGATGTCATGAAGTTTACCAACGTTCTCGGGGTCTTTTAGGTTCTGTGACAATTTAAGAATATCTACACCGAGTTCATCCTTGACTCGTTTCTGAATAGCAGGAGTCTTAGATGCAAGAGTCTTCAGTACATCCACATCGAAAGTCTTTCCTTCGATACCAACCAGATTACTCAGAATGAACCCTTTACCAGAACCCGCACCACCGGCCATGATAACAATGTTACCGAACTTTGGATATGCCTCACCACCAAATGTAATGAGTTTCTCTAAAAGTATACTCGACTCTTCTGCGAGGAATGCCTCTTCTTTTAAGAATGAGTTGAATGACTGCATGTGATAATTCCTGAATAATTGTTGTATAAGTCTATTTATACAAAATAAGCAATTAAGATTGCGACACCACACCAAATTAATACATTAGGATATACTGACCAGCATTGTTTAAAATCGTATGCAGTGTCACTTATAAATCCACCAAACTTTTCCAATACAACTTTTACATCATCTAAAGTAGGCATTATTTCTTCTCCGTTACAATTATATTAACATTGTCTCCAATAGGAAACTTGACTTTATCATGACTATGATACAGGAAAAACTTGGTGTTGGCAAACTCTTCGAACATCTTAGTCCAGATTGGTCTCCAGTTGTTTGCGAGACGATGTGTGTTCTGTGAACTACGGTCAGACTCTAATAACAGGTCGGTATAACTACGGAGACTGGTATCAAACATCGAGTCGAATCCGTAGATGTGGACTTCAGTCGCCTTCTGTACACGACACGCATAATCCACTGCCATATGACCACACGAGTAGTTGGTTGCTGCTTGCGCTGCATTATGGCCAGGGAGTTGTGCGTATTGGGGTATGTGGGTATGCATCGCCTTTATCTTAGGTGCGTACTTCAGATAGAACGTAGGATTCATCTCCATCCAGTGACGGGGGCGGGTACCAAGAATCCAATCATACATGTCTAGTTTGATTTGACCTTGGGCAAGTGCCATCATCATTTTATAATCAACCATACAGGTAGCAAACACTTCATTGTTCGGTACCTCGAATGGAGGCATATTACATATTAGTAACTTACCTGCGGTACCACGTTTAAACATATGTGCGTGGTCACCATTACCTAAGACATTCCATCTCATATTTCGTACTTACCTTCACTCAATAATAATTCGCGATTACGTAAATGTTCTTCTTCAACATCATCCTTGGACTGACCGTGGTATGCAACCGCAAGATGTTCACGAATCATAATCTGATTGACAGTCATTTGTCGGTCGGTTTCTGCGTCATAGACGAGGAACTCTCCGAGGATGCGTCCGTACTTTCCTTTACTGTCGAGTCTTGTACGGAGGACACATGTTTCTCCCAGTGAGTCCGCAAGGAATCTGGAGGCGAGTTTACCAAACTTTTTCTCTGTAAGGTCGCGAGTACGAGACTCGGGAGTATCAATACCGTATAGGCGAATACGCTGATTAGCATAAATGATACCGAAACCAAGATCAATATCGACATCCACAGTATCACCATCAACAACTCTAATGATTTTGCAAGAATATTCATACATTAAAAATACCTCTCCAAAATCTCTAACTGTTCATGGTAGTCTGCAATAATCTTCAACTCGTGTTCTATAGCTTCCATCACATCAGGATGTTCACCAATACCCGCAGGATTGGTCAAGTAAACTTCAACGTTCATTTTATGTTTGTTGATTTTACCCACCGCATGGGATGTCAACGACTCAATTATCTGTTTTCTCATTCTCTACAACCTCTGGTTCATCTGTATTCATAGTGCGATAGTATATCACAACTTCTTTTAGTTGATTTATATATCGTTTTATTTCCTGCATGTTATATGACATCAACTCATAATCACCTACCGACATTGCAATAAAGACCAACTGACCTTCGTGTCGTTTCGCAATATCCTCTAGAAAAGTGTCAATGTTCTTGTCACTGACCACATACCACTGAGGGTCTTTGAGGTCAATCTGTCTAGGCATTGCAGGATGGATAATAGGAACCTTTATCTCTACTGTCTTAATCTCTACTGGTATAGGTTCTGGTACTTTACCCCAGTTACCTAGTGTTGTACAACCACTACTTATCAGTGTTATCAATAACAGCAGTGTCGTTTTCGATACTGTCGAATACATCTTTAGTTCCTCGGTTGATTCTTGTTTCTATCAGAGTCGGTTTTGCAGCTGCAAGTCGTGATAGGTTATGTCGTGCAAAGATTGCAAGGTATCGTTTAGACTCTGCCTCAATCTCTGCATTACGAGAGGACATCGCATTCAATGCTTCGGAAGTCTTCTGTAGGTTATTCTGTAACGCTTCTATCGTCTTTACTTGTTCCTGTTCACGCAACTCTTGTGCCGCAAGAAGTACCTGTTGTTGTGCAACTTGACCCAACAAAGGTTTGTGTATTAACTGATAGAATCCTGCAAAAGTGATACCCATACAAAGTACCACTCCTAATAATATTTTACTAAACATCGTGCCACGCCTTTTTTATATACGGTAAGTATTCCAAATCATGTGGTTTAGGTCTACCTCCACAATCTACAATTTTACATCCACTTGGGATATACTTAGGGAATATCCAATTACCCAATACCTTACTCCCCAGATGGAATTTAAGATTGAGCTTAAGGTTTTGGTTGAACTCTTCGTCCATGTAATAAATCTCGGAGTAACCACCTGCCTTCCACTCGTTAAGTAGACGACCCGTCCATACTTGGTCACCACCATCATAGTTAAACAGTTTCCAACTTTCTAACGAGAATAGGTCGAATACTTCCTGCATCTTACCACTCTTCAGAACCATCATAGAAGAACTGTATTTATTGTTCTTCCATCCAATCGCATCAGACACACATGCGACCTTAACAACCTCACTCTCTAGTGCAAGGATTGCCTCTCGTATCTCATCATCGAAGTTCTTGATTAGAACAGTGTCGATATCAAGGTAGACAGCATACCCTTCGTAGAATGAATCGTATGCTTTCATCTTGTTCCACCAACCTTTACCTGAACCAAACGGTGGTTCGATGGTATTCGCAATATCCGAAATCTCATCTGGTCGGTCGGTAATACACCACGAAGTTACTTCATAGTTGGTTAACTCTTTGAATCGAGTAATCAACTTACGGGCATACTCCATGGGGTATTGATCTGTACATACAGTAATTAAGTTAATCATGCTTCTACCAAGTGTATCCCTTTTCCATAGTTGTGTTTTGCGAGACACCCTTGCTGATTCTGAATAGTACTGAACGAATCATCTACCACTACAGGCCATGGGTAATACTCTTCTAACCAAGGGAAGTTCATTAGATTAAGATAGATATCGGTGGGTCGGGAATAGTCAGAGACCTTTTCCAGAAACTCTTCTGCACCAGAAGGTCTGACGATATAAGAGTGTGCACCCTTAAAGTAATCTGCCTGTACTAACGGAGACGTACCTAGTGTCATCGGTGTCTTAAACTTACCGTAACTAGGTTGTCCAATTGTAACACACTTATGGAATCCAAACAATACCGGAACACGACCAGTGAATATTGCATCGTGTTCTAATATCATCACATCTTGTTTGGTCTCGACTGAATACTTCCATAGTGACATATGTGAAAGGAAACACGCAAGTGCATTCTCGGTCTTAGAATAACCACCCTGAAACATATGAACTTGAAGACCCGCATCCTTGACCATAGACTCGAAGTCTGGATGTCTAGGAGTGATTGCCGGAAACTTCTCTACCTTGATACCGTATCGTTTGGCACTTGCAATACACCTATCCGCAGCTTGTTGGGATAGGTGATTGTCTTCAATCGTAATAACAAAAGATTTCATATTAGTCCACGATTAATTTAATATGTTCGAACTTAATGACACCGCACTTCAATCCATCTAGTTCGACAGGCATTGCTTCTTTCCAATCCAAGTATACTTTGTTCTCGGGAGAAAGACCTTCTACTTGGTCACCAAATGCAATTACCACTGCGGGTTTCATTCCGGTCTCAATATCAGACGATAGGATTAATCCAAACTCGGTCGTCTTTTCTTTTTTACTGTCTTCGGTCACTAGGACATAATCATGCAATACTTTCATTATCTACCTCGTTGTTGTTGATTCTGTACCCTGCACTCTTGTGAAGTAAGGATAAACTATTCGTAATTGTGGGAACATCTCTTTACACATTAATGCATCATTTGGCCATGCACCGTGAATTGAAACAAAGTCAAGTAATGCTTTCGCTCCCTCTGGTGTTATATAGTATGCACTGTTCCCTGCGATACCTTGAGGTACTGGAGGTTCACCGATACCATTCACTGTCGGTACTGATTGAATGCCATGTTTCTCTCTTGCTTTGGAATGAAATATCTTTGCACGTCTTGTTGCTTTATGAGGGTCATTCAATCCACAAATGACTGTACCCCTTACCTCGTCAAGATTGAACTGACGTGTGAATAGTGCATCTGCTTCAAGAATAAGAATAGGTTTGTTATCAGTAACACACTTATCCCATAGTCTCATATGAGATAAAGTACATGCAAGTTTCTTTTGTTGGTCTGCCGCTTCGTAGCAGAACTTATACAATCCTGTTTTCAAATCAAGACCATTCTGACTTGGGTCAGTTGGCCATGACCACTTCCACTTAGTCGAATCATAATAATTAAATTCATTCTTTAAGTGTTTATCAATTGTATCTGGTACTGTCGCACCAAAGAATATTGGACTGACTTGCGAATCTGTCTTACGAATACTTGCAAGACAACTGGCGGCCCCTTCCGTTTGTTTGCCGTTGTTGTCAATCCTAATAATATATGCGTCAATCATTATGCTTTAATGTCCTTCATTAATTGTGTTACGTTCTCGCCCTTGTCGGGTAGTAAGTCTTTTAGAAAGAAGTGTACGAAGTGACATTCTTCAATCTTAGTGTTTGCACCGTACAATCCATTCCATACGTGCGATAAGTGTTGTACAGGTACTTCATACCTTTTCAAGAAGTAGTTTAGAAGTGTCTGGTCTGTCGACCACTTCCATGCACCTCTACCATCAACAAATGACTTAAACTCCATACGATTAATAAACGTCTTAGCATCATCGCCATTCAGATATGGTTTAAAGTTCTTACAGTTCAGTACAATCATACCCATGTTAAAGAATTCATAACCAAGATTGTTCGGTTTAAAACTTGTTATAGTATGAAGTGTTTGATACTGCATATGTGAGTAATTAGTAATCTTCTGTTTGTACTTCTCAGTGATAGGCATCTCACGTTCTACAACTGAACCCCATGCTTTATCATCTTCCATTTCATCAAAGATGTTTGGTGCGTCTTCACGAATATAAATGTCTGCATCGATGATTGCAATCTGGTCATACTCATCAAGTAAGTCAAACGCATTCTCTTTCTCATAGATAGGTAAGAACCCACCATGTTTCTGCCAACTATCAGTACTTCGATTACTGGTGAAAGGGTCTGGTTTTATCTTGAGAATAGGTGTACGTTGAACACGATGTTCGATACCATGACGTTCTGCGTACTCTGCAACACTATCGATACACGTCTTGTACAACTTAGAATCGGTCTGTCGTCCCAGACAAACCTGATATATTAATCTTTTCACTAAACATTCCTATAATCATTAAGGTCAAAACTAGTACCAATCATCTTCATTTCAGCTCTAGAATTATTAGTATACACCAATGTCTCCGGAGTGTCAAGTAAAAAATCACAACCTTTACAGTAGTTGGTATACTCTCCGGTTCTATGAGACTCTCGTAACGCAGAGTACTCTTCTCCTCGGATTATTTCTTCGATGGTATTGACTGAGGTGTGTCCAAGGACTGCTTCTTCATCTCGACCAAGTACTTGGCAGCACGGATGAACTGCACCACGATGGCCATCCAACCCACCAGCACGGATAACAACGTCAGGAGAAAAAGGGCGACCACAAGTTTTGATGTCTCCGGTTCTTGCATTATCTCCAATATCATATGCGCCACTCCAGTTATGCATTTTCCATATCTCAGTCTTGCAACCAAGTTCTTCTACTAGTTCTTTGTACTGTTCTAGTTCTTCTTCAATATTATTATTATCGGTGATGAGATGGTACGTCTCTACCACGCAATCAGATTCGGTTGCTTTTACGTAATCAATCATTTCTGTTATATTCTTTTTAATCAGATGATAGTTACTACCACGTGTGTTATGCATCCACTCATCATACTTCTCAGGAGTAGACCCAACGAAAGAGAATCGGAAGAAGTCCAATCCTGCGTCCACACAATCCTTCATGAATTGACCGTGCATACGAAAACCATTAGAGAAGATGACTGCTTGCGCACCGTATCTCTTAACTATCTTAATGTATTCGGGTAGGTTGCGATTCATGGTTGCTTCACCCGAACCATCTAGGTTGACAACATTCAGTCCATGTTGTGCACAGTCTCTCACATTATCTTCAAACTCTATCAGTGACATCTTGGTTAGGAAACCTTTGTGTCTACCTCCGGTACGTTTATCTTGAGGACACATTGTACAATCAAAATTACAGCCGCCCTGTACTTCAATTACCGCTCTGTCTATATTTATTTCACCCATGATATTCTCTCATTATTTGTTCAAATTCTATTGCTTTCTTCTTACTGTGGCCTAACATGTCTCGAATATTATTCATCCACCAGAATATATTGGTGTCTTGATTCTTATCCGGACTCGCACGTACACAGTTCGGAGTATGGTATTTAGTGATTCCTTCAGTACTGACCACTACCATAGGTCTACATAGATTACGTGCTATGTAATGCCACATACCATCATAAGACAGTATCATTCTGCACGTAGAGATGTGATGTAATGCTTCACTTACTGGTGTTCTGTAAGTCAATTCTACTACATATAATCCTCCCTGACGCAGTAAGCTTATTATATCATCCCAATCATCATTTGTCAACTGTCTTTTCCAAGTCCTAGGAACCTCTGCATTAAACGTAGGTCTCCATATAACAATCTTATTTTTGTCTATCTCTCGGAATGCGTCTTCTCGGAATATCCAGTTGGGGTCAGGTGCACCCGAACCTTCTTTGTCCGAGTATGCGCCACTCTGAAACCAGAACCGTGACTTATTAGGTCTACGTATGGCTGCGATACGGATACTACCATCATCTTCCGGAACCAAGTCATCGTTGTAACTCCAGTCCGTGTATCGTCCGTCAGAATTGAATACGTGTGTTACTGTGACATCATCTTTGCGATGATAGAAGTTGTGTAGATATTCGAGACGTTCGATTATTGTCTCGGGGTCTTCGAAATGATGTAAGTGTTTCTCATCATGTTCCCAATGAAATTCTAGGTTGACCTTTATGTTATTATGATAACAATAATTGTGGGCGCAATTAAGCGCCCACATAAAGTCACCTACTCCTGGCGTACCACGCCAAGTTATTAATTCCATCATTTACCTTTATTTGCGAGAGCCTCTTTACCATAGAACCCCATTACGATTGCGGCAACAGAAACAAAGTAGGTCGCGGCCATATCACCAAGGATTTTCGCTGCACTGTCCAATCCAATCACGGATGCAAGGACTACTGCAAACGGGTATAGTAACATACCAGTCAATGCGAACCAAGCCATGTTCCTTTGTGCATCACGCATTGCGTCCGCATCCTCTAACTCTTTACGTTTAAACTCAAGGTGCATCTTGAGTTCCTGTTCGGTGATGTGTCCATCTCCATCTAGATCTGCACCAGCCAGTGAACCATCGCTGTCTACTGTAATCTGCGTTTTATCTACCATTACTTATACCCTTATTATTGTAGTTATTAGTAATGGTATTTATATTAAAACACTTTTACCCCGTACTTTTGTTCCCACAATTCAGCATCATGTTCATCGTTCACCATAGGTCTTCCCCTGATATTCAATGAAGTGTTGAGTAACATAGGGATACCTGTACGCGCATAGTACTCTTCAATTATCTTACGGAAGATACTTGGACAGTCAGGTTGTACTAATTGCACTCGTGCAGTCCCATCAACGTGAGTCACTGACTCGTATGGATGTTTTGCTATAGACGTGTACTGCATGTACTCGTTCATAGGCCCTTCGAAATAGTCATGTGCATGTTCAGCAAGGATTGCAGGTGCGAACGGACGATACTTCTGTCTACGTTTGATTGTGTTGACCGTATCCTTAACGTCATATCTAACGTCTGCAATAAGAGACCTGTTACCCAGTGCACGGGGGCCAAACTCCGCCCTACCGTTCGCCAGACCACACACACCGTGTTCTAAGAGGTGATCGACTACTTCCTTGGGGTCTATCTCTCTGTCAATGTTGTAACCAAGATAAGGTGTCCACTCAAGTCTATCCTTACCCGTTTCCTTTGACCATGACAGTGCAGCTGCACCCAGAGAAGAACCTGCATCAGTAGGTGATACCGATATATGCATGTCATCAAACAGTTCATGTATCATTGAATTGATAACAACATTCTGTGCACATCCTCCACCATAGACCAACTTAGAACCGTGTTGTCGTGCAATATGCATTATTTGCATAATTCCATACTCTGCAAATTTCTGGATACCAGCCGCAAAGTCTTTGTCTTCGTACTTGTTACCCCAATCTTTGAGTTTACTGCGCATGTCTGCACCACGACCCCAACTCTCACTACCCTTTATATCAATGACTTGTTTTAGAGCGATTTCTGGTGCGATATTAGGGGTGTTCTCCCACCAGTCAATCAACCAGTCAACCATCTCTTTAGGTGCGGTACCGTATGAGGATAATCCCATAACGACATACTCATCCTCAAGTGGACGCAAGCCCAACACTTTAGTGGCAGTTGTGTAGACTAGTCCAATAGACTTGGGATAGTGCCACTCTTCGATTAAGTTGAATTGACTATCTAGGATGACTGCGGTCTGATACTCACCCACACCATCGATAGAGACCATTACGGTATCTTCGGTAGACTCCCATGGTCTAGTGTAGAATGCTGTCGCACAATGTGATACATGGTGGTCATAACAAACATCATATGCAAGGGACTCATATACAGGTATTTCGGATTGTGTAGTGACCGACCGTCCTTGAAAATGTTTACCATCTTTTCCGGCCATGTTTTTTCGGTAGGTTTTTTTACTGTCGATGTTCTCGTAGAATGACAGGTGGTCGTCATCAAGAACATTTTCTTCCCAGAGAGAATCTGGTATAATGGGGTCGTTTTTCTTTTTAGAATAACGTTCGGCATGGGAAGCAAACTCCACCACACCATCTTCGTTAATTACAGTCAGTGCTGCATCATGATAATACTCACTGAATCCAGTAAAGCGCATTATAACCTCTCAATTAAATTTAATCTCGAGGTTATATATCATATGATTAACCAACCAGTTTTTCGTAGATCTCTTTCCAGTTTTTCATGCAAGGGATAGTTGGGTGGTTCATGTTGAAACCATGTTCCATCAACACACTCTCCAGACCAAGTTCAACACCTAGTTCGGCATTCTCAGGTTTATCTTCTACCCATAGACATTCGGTGTCACGGTAAGGTTCTAACGCTTCGTCTTTGTCATCACCACAACCAAGGATAATGAACTTCTCAAACAAAGTCTCACCGAACAACTTCTGAAGGTTTAGGATACGCAACTTCTGTGCGTTGGGGTTATCACTCAGACTAGTAATCGCATGGAACACATAACCATGTTCTTCGTGCAACTTCTTCATGTAATGCATTGCATCACGTAGTGGGGGAAGGAACCCGACATGGGCACTCTCGTTAAACATACGGACTAACATCTTACCTGTCGCCTTGTCAATACCATAGGCTTCACTGACATCATAGACTAGGTTTGTTGGGTCAGCTAACTTGTGACCGTGTTCGTTCATCCAGATATCGAATGCGTAGAACCAGTTAAGAACTACACCATCGATGTCTGTCAATATTACATTTTCTTTATTCACTCTACTTCCTTACTTTCAAAATAATCAATAGTACTAATAACTTCTTCAAGAACTTCGGGATATCTCCTACATAGAGCTCCCATCATACTTTCAAGGTAACCAATTGCATAATGTGGATTATCGTTATCCTTACGAATCAGTTCAATCATCTTTGCGACAGTTTCATAATAAGTCATAATAAACACCTCTCTCTCAATTAGGTACCCATTATCTCATTATCATAACAAGAAGTCAAGTGTTTTCTACATTTATTTCGGTAATAGTCGGAATTTATTTGAGTGATAGTGGTCTAGCATGAGGATTTTCCATCCTCCACCAGTATAGTGACACATCTTCGCCTTTTCAAAGAACTCTTCTTCGGTAGCGTAGTGGGGGGAATCATTCCATGTCTGGTCTATGGTGACCAAATCGAAGTCGTGTTTCATCAACTGTCCAGAGATGAAAGGTTGGTCATTCATTATAGACATGTGGAATTCGGGTTTCGCGTAGAACCATTCCTTCCAAGGCATGAACAACTCACGCGCACGTAGACGTGCCTCGCGTGTCCATACGACCACACCAGTGTTTAGTATAGTCAACTTGGATGGTCTACTAGGGGGTAGTGATGGTACGATAGGAACATCGTGCATCTGGAACTTCTTCACAAATTCCATGTAGGTACTTTTTTTATAATCCCAAGAGTTATATCCACCACCACTGGCAGTGACAATATCACTCTCAAGTACACCGAAAACATCTCCGTCTTCACAGAGGTCGAAGATGTTTTCATCGGTGTTTACTACTATGTCGGTATCGGCAAAGAGCACCTTGTCGTACTGGTCGAACATCGGATCGTAGATTACACGCAAACATTCAAATAGTATTGCAGTAGAGTTGTCATCCTTACAGTATACCGCTTCATCAGAATAGTGATAATCCGCATCTACGTGGTCTGCATACTGTGCAAAAGAGTTACGAGATATATCTGCACATTCTTGATAGACCTGACTTCTTTTTCTACCTTCTATTTCACCACGTTCATCAACTTTGTCGTTGACAATCATATATTGAAAAATCGCGTTTCTCATTACTTCTCACTTTTCGTGTATCAGATTTTCCATTCAAGGCCATCTGTTTATGTTTATTGCGTTTCTTGTTTCTACTATCGTGACGAGTGTACTTTGCCATGAGTCTTACGTATTAACTTACGTTCTCCATTTTTTCCATCAACCGTTCTGCACGGTTAGTTACTTGACGATACCAGAGACTATCTCGTCCCTCTACCGCCGCCCTTTTCCAGTCACCCTCTTCAAGAGCGGCTGTAAAATTCTTAAACTTGCTCAGACGGGTACGACCCATGTTGAACATCATGTTGACCAATATCTGCTGGACTTCGTCTGGGAAGTCTCCAAATGTCCCTTCTCCGTATAGAGCGTGACACTCTGATATTGAGGTGTCAAGGTCTTTTTCGAAACACTCTCGGACTCGTTCCTCGGAGACGGGGGTACCAATGTCCTGACCAAACTCAGGGTCAGATTCCAATACCAAGTGCCCAACGCCAAATGTAGCGTATCCAAGATGGTCATTATAGATCTCATAGACAACTCCTTCGTCTATCTTTAGTTGTTCAAATACTGCTTCTCTGTTCACTGGGGGTTCTCCTTTAAAATAAGTTCTTTAGTCATTATATAGTCACGCACGAAGTCCGAACGTACTATATCTGCCCATGTAAATTCTGTTATTGTGAATCTATTCATCTGTTCTAGAATATGCAAGAAATCGATGATTCCTTTCTTATCACCTGCCCGAGTAAAGTCGGACTGGTAATAATCTCCACAGAAGATTACCTTACAATTTTTACCCACTCGAGTAATTATACTATCTAACTCGTGGAATGTCAAGTTCTGCATTTCATCAACTACGATGATTGCATCGTTGTATGTGGTACCTCGTATATGTGAGGTAGACACAAACTCCAACGAACCTGCCTTAACCAGTTTATCATAGGATTCTCTATCCTCGAATAGTTCGGTACATATCTGACGATAGGGGCCAGTATACGCATCCATCTTTTCTTCTAGTGTTCCCGGCAGGAAACCAATTTCCCTTGTGGGTACGATAGACCTACAGACAACCAGTTTCTCGTATTCACTCCCCTTGTCGAGTACATCTTGTAACGCAAGATACATACCGACAAAGGTCTTACCTGAACCTGCTGAACCCGACATTACAATATGGTTACCTTCTTTCCACGCACGAAAGACGGTTTCCTGACTTGTAGTCATAGGATCTATTGTGCAGAGATGGTCAATCTTTAACACAGATGGTTTTGTAGGAGTTTGTTTTTTCATGTTTTTATCGTGTTGTCCTTACCGGAACTTTTCTTAACCCGACCAATTAATTCTTGCCATCCAGAACCTGCGGTCGTAAGTGCAGATTTTGTTCCGGAAACAAGGCCAGGACTAGAGGAATAGTACCGTGTGAGATGAGGATTGTCGACCAAGAATTGGTCATACTCGGATATGCTTAATTTGATATCTACTACTTCATCGGTTTCATTATTTTTAAATTCATATATTGGCATAAGTTTTTCATTCCCAAGGGTCTAACGATACGGGGGGATAACTCCCCCCGCACGAGATAGAGATCACCTTCCTTATTGAGTCATTTGTTCTTCGATTGTTTGGTTTAGGAATGCCTGCTTTTTCGCGAGTTTATAAGCAAGTTCACTCCTCCCTTTCTTTTGTAATCGTTGGATATAATATCCAAGTTCATTACGGTCTTTCTTCAATCGTTGTATTTGTTTTTCTGACATCAACTCTCCTTTACTTTAAAATGGAAGTTAGGTTTTAATTAGATTGGGGAAGGCCTCCTGTACTAGTTTTTTGGTTAGGTTTTTGACGGGTGACTTTTTAGCCACCATGGATAAAACTATTTTTGCATCTTCGGCATGAATAGATTCCAGAAGTTTGATGAACATCGACTCGACCTTATAATTAGGGAGTCTATCGCCTGGCCCACCTTTTACAAAGTACCCAAAATCACGGTTCTTCTTCAACAGAGAACTCGGAACGGATTCTTCTTTATTTGGAGTATAAGGGGGTGTACCCTCTGGGAGGGTGAATCGTAGAGATTCATCGAATGTACCACGTAGTACATCGAGAAGGGCAGGAACGTCTTTGTACTTCAGAAGTACTTCCTTTCTAGTTGACCTAGTCGTCTGACTCTCAAACTCTTTGAGAATTTCGTGAATTTGTTTAGTAATAGTGTATGCCATATTCATTTCGCCTTTCTATTAGTATATAGGGATTTTAGGATTTCTACTAATATGTATATGTAAAAAAACCCCCAATTTCTTGGGGGACAAATGTGGGACGTATTGCCACAGGAATCATTACCAATTTACGTCAATCAACGTCCCACTCAATAACTTTGTAGTTCTTCATCGCCGTTGCTTCTGCAAACTCTATGGCTTCTTCTTCAGTCTCAAAGATCATTTCAGGAAGAAACTCTCCGTCTTCTTCCAAGTAGTAAACATAGTCGCTCATAATATCTCCTTAGTAGTACCAGCTGTTGTAGTGTTCTTTCTCAGCAGTAGTAGGACGAGCACTAGAGAAAGAAGAAGTCTTGAACCCACCGTAGTTGTCGATTCGTTTCTTCATCTCTTCACCGATGAAAGCGTTAGGAACCGCACGAACATTTTGACACATCATTCCTTCACTACCTTCAACAGTTTCGGTGGCAATCTCACGGACAATTACAGTTTTCGCTGTAGGTTTCGCAACAACTTGGTAACAATCAACTTGAGTCTGTTCCCAACCCCAAGAGTCAACGAACAAGTCACCGACCTTAACGTTGTTGGCAAGTTCTGCCGCTCTCACTTTGCGTCCTTCTTTCGCTTTGGCACGAAATTCGATAGTGGCAAGACGGTCATCAATGAACTCTTGTTGCGCTTCGTACATACGTTCAATAGTACGGTAACGAACGTGGTACTCATTCTTGAAACCAAGACGAGCACGAGGAGCAACACGGTCACACTTGGCAATCAAACGTTCTTCGTCAATTGTAAGAATAAGGTCGTGTTTCGCAAACAATTCAATCATTTCATTTTTCATAATATAGTCTCTTCAAAGTAAAAACAACGGGGACTCTCCCCAACCAACACAAGTATTATCTCATAACCAAAACAATAATGCAACACTTTTTTTAACTTTTTTTAGAACATTTTGTTATTGAACCCACACGTGGTTATAACGTTTTGGCATATCGTCACAGGAGTATAGGTCACCCTCTGCGTAGTTCAGAACCTTAACGCACTCGCCAGTAGAATTACTGAAGTGCACGTCTGGTTGATCCAGAACACTATCTACACAACTAACCGCGACAACCAGAACTATCGCTCCAAACAATCCAACCACCAACGCTCGTAATATATCTTCTTGGGTAGTCAACATTATACAATCACCTCAACTCGATTATCAAACTCGGTTATACTCATCTCGAATGGAACCATCATCTCTGTCCCAATTCTGTCCATATCGTAACTCTCCGAACCACTACGAGAGTCTTTAACGAAGACCTTATAACCCTCACAGACGTATATCTGACGACCATCCATATCTGCATACATTGGGCCTTTCTCGATGACACGACCGATAATGTACATATCATCACGACCTTCCATTGGTTGGAAATCAAACGCTTTAATCACGTCACCAACATTTGCTACATTCTCAAATTTCAACATTATATTGCACCTCTGATTTCATTTATACGATTAACCATTCTCTTGTACTCTGAATTGTAGTACGTCTCGTTGTAACACTCCTCAGCATCAATCAACATAGCGAGGTCATTCCAAAGGATGGCGAGTTCGTTCTCGCGTTCTTCTTGTTCCGCAATCATGTTAATCTCATCTAACTCGCCAAACTCACCAGTATATCCACCACACATAATATATTCTCTCTCAACTCAATTTGTACAAGTATTATCTCATAATCATAACAAGAAGTCAACACTTATTTACATTTATTTCATGAATAGTGGGTATAACTATGGTCTATTGTACCATGGTTCAGGCCCACGGATTGGTTTCAATGTCTCGGGGAGGTGTTTTGCGTGAATCTTACATCCAATGAATGCATTGTAGTAGTCGTCCCGTAACAGAACGTCACGGTTGAATTGTTCTTTGGCTTCAAGGTAGGAACACTCACCTTTGGTTTTGCAGAGGTGTAGTATCTCTCGGTAGTATGCTTCACCACCTTTCTTCTCTACCAGTAGTTTGAGTTCTTCGGATGACCCATAGTAGTCCATCCAGTCAGATTGTTTGGTAACCTTGCGTTTCCGTTTCTGACCTTTCAGTGGGGGTAGTCTGCGTACAGACCAGAAGAACTTCTTACCGACATATTTCTTTCCGGTATCACGTTCTGTAATAAGATAGACGAACCCAACATATTCGCTGAGTTCGTCTTCGGGAGGATTGTATTCTTCGTTTTGATAATGCCACATTGTATTATATAACTGCCATTAAGGGGTCTAATGACTTATATATAATACAAATACCTAATCCTCTTCGTCATCCTCAAGACTCTCTGCCTCAATGTCCTCACCACACATAGGACAATGACGAGGTTCTTCTTCTTCATAATGTACATGTACTGTCGTTATTATGTCACAGATAGGACATTCAATGTGATAGTATGAATTCATTAAGCAGCACACCCCACACCGTCTAGTCCACAGACCTGTGGTTCTTCATCGTCCCAACCCCAGTCACCTTCCATACCATTTACAGAGTACTCGGTAACACGTTTCTCGAAGAAGTTATCATGTGATGCACCATTCAATACCCAGTCCAACCATGGTAGTGGATTATCCTTAACACCGAACTTAGGTTTCATACCCAACTGCAATAGTCTACGGTCTGCGATATGACGGATGTATTGTTTCACGTCCTCTTCGGATAGACCTTCAATCTCACCAGACTTGTACGCAAGTTTGATGAATCGGTCTTCGAGTTTGACCGCATTCTTGGCCATCTCATATATCTTAGACTTCAACTCATCGTTTATGATACGGGGATGTTCTTCACAGAACTCACGAAATAGTTTCGCATTACCCTGTACGTGTATAGTCTCGTCACGAATAGACCACTCAACAATGGTACCCATACCTTTCATCTTACCGAAACGTTGGAAGTTCAACAACATCACGAATGACGCAAACAATGACATACCTTCGTTAAATACAGACTGTGCAAGTACAAGTGCAAGACCTGTGTGAGAGTTGATGTTACCCTCTTTCATAAAGTCAATCTTGTCTGCCATCTCCTTGTACTCAAGGAACGCATGGTGTTCTTCGTCTGGTAGACCCAGAGTATCATTCAACAATGCATAAGCACGTTGGTGTACACCTTCACGGTTCGCGAACGAAGATAACATATTACGTATCTCGTTGTTCTTGAACTTAGGTATCAATAGTTCGTGATAGTTCTCTCCCACCTGTACGTCCGACTGAGTGAACAGTCGAAGTACCTGAGTGATGAACTCTTTTTCTTCTCCACTTAGTTTGGTCTTCCAGTCTTGGATGTCTTCGGACAATTCCGCTTCATCTTCGACCCAGTGAACCTCTTCGTGTTTCTTTGTTAGTTCTACCGCCCATGGGTAGAGGAACGGTTTATACGTTTTGCTAAATTCTAGTAGTCCTGACATTTATCCCTCACAAGCTCGACATTCGTTATCTTCGGTTTCTATAATGGTCTTATCTAGGAACGCCATAAGTTCCTCATAACCACCTACATAATTTCCTTGCATATAAATCTGCGGTACAGTCTTGACCTTACGTCCAGTCACTTCTGCAGCAGTCTTACCAATCTCTTTCAAATCAATATAATCAAACGGTACACCACGTAGTGTCAATTCGTCTTTTGCTAACTGACAGAACGGACAGTTTGGTATACCATATACAATCGTGCGATTATCTTCTTGAAGTGCAACACGTTCCACTTTCTCAGAGACATTCTCTGCACGTTGTTTTGCTTCTGTACGTAGATAGTACAGACCTTTCAAACCTTCCTTCCATGCCTTAACATGAACCTTGTTCACGTAGGATTTAGGTGCACCAGCAGGGAAGAATACGTTCACCGACTGACCTTGACAGATATACTTCTGACGGTCGGCCGCGTGTTGGACTACCCAAGTTTGGTCTAACTCTTGTGCAGTCTTAAATACAGACTTCTCACCTTCACTAAGGAACGGTAGATGTTGAACCGAACCTTTGTTGGTGATAATAGAAGTCCAGTTGGACTCGTTGTTCTCTCCCTTCTCGGTAAGGAGTTGGTTGAGGTATTTGTTCTTCACTAAGAAAGAACCAGCACGTGTACGGTGTGTATATGCATTTGCCTTCAATGGTTCGATAGAAGGACTTGTACTCAAAATAACACCAGACGATGCATTAGGTGCAATCGCAATCAGGTGGGCATTCCTGCGTCCATACCCTTCACCATCAGGGTAACACCCGCGCACCCGTGCGAGGAACTGTGTCTCTGCGACTGCCTCTGCATTGATATGTTTGAATACAACATCATTAATTTCACGTGCTTTATCCGATTCCCATGCGACTCCATGTTTCTGTAGGAGTGAGTGGAAACCCATCGCACCTAGACCAATCGAACGTTCTCGCTCAGCACTATATCGTGCACGGGAGATAGAGTCGGGGGCATGTTCGATAAAATAATCCAACACATTGTCAAGCATCCGAACAATGTCACGCACGATATTAGTTTCTTTCCATTCATCATAATACTCCAAGTTCAAAGAAGACAAACAACATACCGCAGTACGGTCTGCACTAGTAGGTAAGTGTATTTCATTACAAAGGTTTGATCCGTGAATCTTCAGACCCAAGTTCTTCAGTGGTTCTGGTAGGTCACGGTTCGCAGTATCAATGAAGTTCAGGTATGGTTCACCTGTACGGAAACGAGTCTCGATGATACGTTCCCATAGTTTACGTGCATTGATAGTTTCCTTGACTGCGTTATCCTTGGGGTCACGTAGGTCAAAGTCAGTGTTGTTGGTCACTGCCAACATAAACTCATCACTGATATTAATTGCATTGTGTAAGTTCAATGCCTTGCGTTGTACATCACCTGTAGGGATACGCATATTCAAGAACTCAATAATGTCTGGATGAGACACATCGAGGTATGCAGCATAAGAACCCTTGCGAGTCTTACCCTGACGGTATGCAATCATATCCGCATCCACAGTATGGATGAAAGGCATCGGGCCAGGAGCAATGTCCGATACTGTACGAACGTCTGACCAGTGACCACCTACACCACCACCCATTACAGACAACCAACGTAACTCTGACGAGTGTTCTATTAGTCCTTCTAGGGTATCAGGTACATAGGTAAGGAAACAAGAGATAGGCATCCCCTTTCCTTTTCCATTATCATCTGGTGCGTTTGACAGAACCGGAGATGCAAACATAAACCACTTCTTCGAGACATAATCATACAGTCTTTGTGCTAACTCTTCATCACCGCCAGACCATGCCTTTGCGGCACGTGCATAACCTTCTTGGGGTGACTTTTCTTCTTTGGTGAGGTAGAAGTCTTTCAACATTCCTACCGCATAATCTTCTAATAATTTATCTAGTTTTTTATCAATCTTCATTATAGGTCTTCTCGTCCACCGCTGTAATCGTAAAATGGTTCATCTTTTGTAAACTTGTAGTTCTCAATAACAAACTGTTTACCCGTATCTATAAACTGGTTAATCATCTCCCACATGCGTTCATCTTGTTGGTCTTGGGTAAACAGACCTTCCCACATGAAGTGGTTTACCAGAGACGCATCGTGGTTCTTAATCAAGAACCTTTCGGGGTGAAGGTATTTATCATCCGTCCCCTCCATACACACATATAAAATTTTATTTTTTTCGAGACCAGCCAGTCCAACTGAGTCTTGTGTTTCAATAACTTCGGGGATGTCTTCTTCATCGTGAATTACAAAGACAAGTAATCCCCTATGGCGATAAACGTCCATATGGAGTCCTTATTTAATAGAGTGAAAGTATAACAAAGTGCATGACGAATGTCAAGACTTTTTGGAGGGATTACCCATTATTCTTTTGAGTACATCAATTTGGTCTTTACGTTTGTTCTTCTTGTCGTATTTCTTGCGCATCACGACTGTCTCAGAGTCATCGCCTGCACCTGCAACCGCAGAGGTTCCTGTCATTTCATCAACAAACTTCTTAAACGGTTTCATTGTCGTTCCTTTTAAACAGTACTGCTACGGTCTTTAGAGTAGCGTCATCGTATTTGAATTTCCCTATTTCTGTGTAGGGATGGTTTTCCGAAGAACTTATGTGGTTACATAAATTCCTTGGTACTCGTAAATTATTATAATCATCTATGAGAATCCAAGGTGTTCCTGCACTACGACACAACTCATAGTCACTGGTGACACCCTCTCTAGTATGGTCTCCGTCAATAAACACCAAGTCAAACTGACTAACAAAGTCTCGGTTTAGTTTCTTGGAGTCACCTTTACCATACGTAAATCTATCACCAAAAACTTCTTTTAACTTTTTCATATGGTCTAGGGTATATGGGTGTTCACATATATCGACCGAATGGAAATTCAACTCGGGAAATAGAGACAACCACATAAATGCACTGTGACCTGCATTAAACCCAATTTCCAACATGTTCTTTGGTTGGACTATACTTTGAATATCTTTTGCGTACTCAATGGTAACATCAGTGAGTAGACAATGACCTTCTATTCCTCGTTTGAAATTTGGAAATAGTGTCTTATATTCCTGTTCTAAACTCATTTAGTTATTTCAGCTGTAGTAATATATAGTCTTTTTTGAGTCTTAATATGTACTGCTTCGTACACACTTAGACCTAAAACTTCATCACGGGGAAGAGAATTTTCTTCGGTGATACGTATCTGGTCACCTTTAAAGATAACCTCGTCACACTCTGTAGTGATGGATTCATTGCGCATACGGTACACGCCTGGCGACAATTGATTACCTTCTAACATGAACCACTGAGATTGTTCTGCAAGACAGTCTAGGATATCGATACCAGTCTCGGCGTGAATCTTCATTAGGTTCTTATCTGACAGTTCACCGTGTTCTTTGATTAGTGCAAGAGCCGCACCATATCTTGCAACCACAGATTGACCGCCAGGAACTTTCGCCATAAGACGTTTTATATTGAAAACAAGACGGTGGAATGGTGTGTAGTGTGAACGATATGCTTCACGGTCGTCCGCACTATTACGGTCGAACTCTTTATTCCTTTGTCCATCTTCATCGATGATACCCGCCTTGAACGCCTCTGTCTTATCAAAAGGTGTTACGAGTAGTTTCAGAAATCGTATCGTATATACGAGGTCTGCTGCTGATTTTAAAATACCCATCAAATTTCTCTCAGTGTGTTTATTACATATTTATCCATTTCTATACCTGTAAGTTCATCTGGATGGATAGCTTTTAGGAATATAAGGAACGGTTTTAGTGCAGACCATAGTTCAGGTTCTATCTTGAGTGCCAACATCTCGATACCTGACTCGAACCCCCAACAATTGAATATGACAATCAAGTGGTTCAATATTAGTCTTTCGGATAGTTCTCCGGTGTCACGATAACGATTCAGTAGTCTCTTGACATACTTGAACCTCTTCATGTCAGTGAAAAACTCTTCGCTGTCTATGCAGGTAGGATTATAATAGTTCTTCGCTGCAAACAGTAAAAGGGTTTTGTGGTTCAGTTCGATATCACTCATACAGGGTCTTTGAATTCCGGTAAACTTTTGTGTTTAATTAATTCGTCTTTTATCTTATCAAACTCAATAAGAAAAGGCCTAATCCACGACCAGTCTTTTCCACTCTTATAGAAACGTTGTGTTAACTGTGTCGGGTCGTTAGTATATAGGTATGTGGGTATCTCCCTCTCTTTCCTTCGTAGGATAGTGAGTTTACCCTCTAGTGCAAGTTTCTTCATTTTTAAGAACTGTATAGTATCCTCTCCAACCATTAAGTTGTTGTTGAATCTAACATGTTCTGCTGCCTTCCTAGAGTAGAATACCATCCTACACATATACTCTCGCACTTCACCGTATGTGTTCATCCGTTCGTTGAACTCAAATCTATCTATCGCCCACTGTCTTGCGAGGTCTTCATCTGGAGTACATTTAGTTATGAAGTAGTGATATAGAACCGATTTCGTGTGTTGAAGATAAGTGGGGTCTGATTTGTCGAATGGGTATTTCAACTCCCATGCATCAGACAATGACTGTAACTTACCATCCCATTCATTATACAACCATTCAAAGTTGTTGAGGTTGAGTGATATTTGAGGTTGTCGGTATAGTATCACCATATCAGGGGGACTTTCTACCTTAGAGAGTTCTGTATACACCTTGATACCATGGGGGGTAATAAGGTCATCACCGTCTACCTGTACCATGTACTCATTGTCACTTGCAAGGAATAGGTCTATGACCGAATTCTTACCTGTGGCTGCGGTACCATCAGACTCGGTGATATAGTATTCTATATTGAATTTTTTACAGTAGGTTTCTGCCAAGTTGCGGTAATTATCATCAATCGTATTGATGACAACTACCGTATCTTTTCTTGGAAGTGATACACAATTTCTATAGAGTCCTTGAATAGAACTCGAGACTAAAACATAAAATTTCATAATATACCGAAATTATATTAAGAAAGTTGTTCTATTAATACTGCCTTCGTAGAACTCTTCTTAACATCAACTCCCAGTTGTTCTGCGAGTGCAATAAGTTGTACCTTAGTCATGTCTTCTAGGGACGTGTGTACAGGAGCTTCATGCAACATAGGAGGAACAACTTCCGGTTCTGCATACATTTGTTCCAGAACTTCAGTAGTCTCCCCATTAAACTCTTCGATCTGTTCGGGGGTAAAACGTTTGGACACAAACAACTCACCTGTGATTGGGTCAACCCAACCACGAGGTGAAGGAACTGCCTGTGAACACCACTTAGGTGCTTTAATCATAATTTATTCTCCGGTGGGTTTTCCTGACAACAATGCACGAATTACTTCGAACTCTGCCATCTCTTTCTTCACTGTGCGTTCTTTAGGTTCTTCAACCTTTTCTAGTTCATCGTGGTCTTTAGCGTCAACAGGATGTTTTGCAACAAACTCTTTTTCTTTACCAGATGCCTTAGAGTCAATCTTCTCAGGTTCAGTTGCACCTTTCTTCTGATTGCTCCTGACAGCTTCTTCAATTTCAGACCACATCGCAATGAATGCTTCACGGGCGTTTACAGATTCAATCTTAGAAATCTCTGCGGTAGAGTCAGAAGTCTTAGGATTTTCATCAGTCTTCTTTTTCTTCTTAACAGGTTTCTCTGCATCACCTTCACCGTCTGCTTCAACTGCTTCGGCGTCATCGTCTTCTTTTTCTGCTTCGGTTTCACCTTCGTCTGCATCACCATCTTTCTTGGGTGGCATTTTCTTCTTAGGTTCTTCCTCTTCGTCCTTCTCTTCCTTCACGTTCTTGGCAGGTTTCTTACCACCGTCAATCGCGTCATCAGTTGCGGCACGTTTCTTGTGCAGGAACTCGTCCGAAGAATCAACATCTCCATCGTTATCGATGTCTTTGTCTTTACGGTCTTTAAACTTCTTATCGTTCTCTGCATCATTTACAGGGTCGAGTTCTTTCTTCTCGTCCATGCAAGAACCTTCGTGGACTTCACCACACTTCTCACATACGACTTCTTTTTTCTCAGAGACCATTTGCAAATATGCCTCCGCTGTTTTCTTTAAATCAGACATATTGTCTAGTCTCCGTTGTTATTGTTAAAACCAAAACATTTTTATGATGGCGCCAATCACTGCGGCAACACCTATTACAGTTACACGATTAATAATAGACACAGTATGTGCATTCTCATTAACCTTAGTCTCGATAGCATCGAGTTTCTCAGAGAATCGATTCATTCTCTCATAATGATTTCTATGGTTTTGTTCCATAGATAATATCTTTTCCTCTGTTCTTGCGAGAGATACCATTGCTTCGGATAGTTTATCTATCTTCTCTTCAATTCTATCTAATCGGTGGTCATCGCTGGCCATCAGTTACCCCATTTATTTATATTAGTTATCGACTTTAGAACCTGCGCGCCATTGGTAACAAGACCAGTATCTTGCTTTCCATTTGGGGCCGGGATTCGCACAGTTGTGCCTTGCTCGGAATGACTTACGTCTATTGGGGTCGTCTCTCTTAATATCCATATTAGGGTCACCAAACCTAACCACAACAACCTTACCAGATTCATTCTTAACGTACACCTTGAACTTCTTGTTGGGGTTCTCGGATGTACGAATGGGATTGTTCAACGTGACTTTCTTTCCTTGATACTCGGACTCTGTTAATTCTAAGTCTTCGTACAAATCATTACATTCGCAATGTTCGTCTATCTCATTGTAGTGATTAAAAGTTTTCATATTAACTCACGTAGAAGTTAAGTTCGTATGGGTTCGTATCAGTGTCACGGTTGTAGACTTGAATCGACAGACCTTGACGTACAGGTTTACCGTTCTTAGTCAACTTCAGTGTATGACGTGTAGTCTTACCACGGCCTGGTTTACCCTTACCCGTAGTTACTTGATTGAACCAATCGTCTTCGACAACTTCGAAACCTTTCTTCTCTGCTTGTGATTTTGCGTGTTGTACTGCGGCAGAGTAAGTCTTGAAATACAAATCGGCAGATGAGTCTTTACGTGCTTCTAGTAAAGAACCACGACCTTTCTTCAATTCAAACGTAGCAGATTGTGTACGACCTAAACCGTTAACTCTTAATGTATTACCCATTTTAGATACAGTTGTGCCTTTAATATCAAGAACCGCCATTAACCAATCTTCTAATGTTTTGAAAGTTTTAGCATTACCACCGCGCATTGCTTCGTCAAGTTCAACTTCTTCTTTTACACCATAACCTTTAGGTGCAACATCTTTACCCATCAGAAATTCATGACCCTTTTTACTTTTCTTTAGACGGTCAAGAACTTCAGGTTTTAATTCACCTTTCTTATCAAAGAACTTCGCTAGATGCGGAGGTAGTTTACCTTCTTCGAGGTCTACTGATTCCTTCATATCTTTCATCAGTTTCTTCACGGTCTTGAGGTCAAGTCCAAGTTCCTTAGCAATCTTCGCAGCAGGTACCTTCTCTTTAACCATCAGATGGAAGTCAGACATCGCACCTTCTGAAACAGATTCTTTTACAGATTTTTGCATGTGTTTGGCAAATTCTTGAGCATCCTTTTCATTAGCAAAACCTCTGCCAGTAGGGCCCCAATCAGTGTAGTCAATCTTAGAACTTGATACATCAACAAGCCAATACTTTCCACTTTTATAAACTCTCGTTTTAACTGCTTCGTCAAGTTCGACTGATTCTTTTCGATCAGGCAGGCCTTTGTGTTTGGTCTTTGCGAAGTCTTCGAGGTCTTTGGTAGACATAGAGTCCGCCATCTTCTTGACTTCGGGTGACACATCGTCCATCTCACCACGTTTGTATGCGAGTGCCATACCCATCATCTTTTGTTGGGCTTGTGAGACTGACTTCTCACGTAATTCTTGAAACGACTTCATTTATGCAAGATCCTTATCGTGGTTTAAATTGCCTTTTTTCTTTTTAACGATGAATGCGTTTACTCTCGCATATCCCCATTGCTGTGGAGTAGTGCCTGGACGGTGTCCCGTCTTCCATGCCGCAACACCACGGTTATAAACTTTTCTCAATGTATCTACCGAGATACCAGACTTCTTCGCTTTACCAGCAAGTCCTTCACCCTCTTCATCTATTACATCATACATTGAATAACGTGCTTCGGCAAGGTATTTTTTGAAATTAATCATTTAGTTTTCCTATTCTTTTGTTTTGCACGTGCAAGTCTTGCACGGTCTAGAATAGAATCGTGTTTCTTCTTATCAGACTCTTTCTCACGTTCGATTGCATCACGTGCAGTCTTAACCGGATCAAGTTCTTCCTTCATACTGAAGTTTGGATAGAACGCTTCCTTCTCGGGAATAACACCTTTCTTGATTAACTTGTGGAATATCTCTGCCGCACTACGACCATTCGCGCCATACCTACGTGCGATATCTGACATAAATCCTAATTTGTTTCTTTGACCCGCAGAACTTTTTTGAAGTTCTTTTCTGAAGGTTGCGATAACTGTCTTGTACACATCTGCGTTAATAATCTTATCCCAGAAACGACCCGCCAATGGGCCTTCGAGATTATCGATATATCTTCCAAGTAACTCGTCAATCTGTTCGACAGACTCGTACTTAACTTCAGGACTAGTAGTCTTAAAGTCTTTCTTGCGCATTATTGTTTTGTTAATAACTTCAAACTCACCGTTCTTGTAGTTGATTACTACAGGTAAGTTAAGGTCAGACTGCATATCCTTCAGGACTGCCTCTGAATCACCATGTTTTTTGATGTTCCGACCTTTTTCTTTTGCAATCTTTTTGAACAACTTCTGTAGTTCAGTGACCTTAATCTCAGGTTTGTTACGAGAGTCGTTCATACGGTCAGCGAAGTGACGTGTGAATTCTATATCGATATCATACTTTGCAAGGAGTCTGTCACCAAACTTCTCAAGGTCATTGAGTTGTTTCTGAGAGACTTCTTCGTACATATCTTTGAACTGTTTGGTGTACTTAGAAGGTTTGGTCTGTGCAGTTGCATCGCCAGGAGCAGGTTTGTATGCAGATGCATCATCGTCTGCTTTCTTACCGTGTTTCTTGAAGTGTGCATCACGTGCAACTTTGGTGGACTTCTTCAGTCCAGAGTGATAACGTGCAGGTTGTGTACCTTCACGATCTTTGATATCTGAGTCTTGTTTCTCTAGTAGGTCTACAGCATCTAACCATTTACGTAACTTACCGTTGGCCGTTTCTACAATTACATAGTTAGCACCAAGGACTAATACAGTACCAACCTCGTCACTTTCTTTGATTACTACCAAATCACCTACATTGTACAGTTCACCTGACACGTACTGTTCTCTTGTTTCAGAAACAGTTTCTAGTTCGATGTGGTTTTTAAATTCTCTTTCTTCCTTGAGTCCCATACCTTTACGTACATCATTGAATAGTGCACGTGTATCTTTGTTGGACATACCTTTTGGTACACCCTGTGCAAAGGTAACAAAATCATTTTTCTCTGCATTCGCACGTTGTTTAGACGCGGACATACCCTCGACACCAGTTGCATCGGGGTCACGTTCACCCGCAGATATGACATTAATCTTTTTGAAATTGTAGAAACCATGACGTGCCTTTGTACCGTTGTACTTATTCAACAATACATCGAACTCACGTATACGGTCTGCACCAACAACCATATTAATCTTAGTATAACCTTGGTCATATAGTTTTACTGCAATATCAAATACGGACTTGACATCCTTATCTAACATTACTTGACGTGCATGTTTTGGAAACATTTTACGAGTGTGTTTCACTTTCTCCACATAGGACAGTGGGTCTTTCTTGGGATTCTGTGAGTGTGACAGATATACTTTATAATCACTCTTACCAGACTTCGCTGCAAGAGTATCCATCACTTTCCCATGCCCAATAGTAGGTGGGTTCA